GGCCGACGAGACGTACGCAGCTGTAGTGTTGCCCACAGAACCCTGCACGCCCTTACCCATGTCGGTACATGCCAGTCCGGAACCGAAGTTGTCGTCCTCAGCAACCTCACCGAACACCTGCACCTTGTCCACGTCGGTGAAGCCTGAGACCGGCGGACCGTAAGCGTTGTTCGCGGTCCACAGCGTTCCTGCGAAGTACCCCAGCCAGTTGGACGTAGTGCCCGTTCCAGTGTTGGAGTACAGCCACCAGTTGCCACCCGTTGGATCGTACTGGATCCCGAAGGTGTACGTCGTACCTGCCGTCAGTGCCGCGCCCAGGTTCATCGTGTTCGGCGCGTAGTCGGTCCAGCCGCAGCCGTTGTAGCAGGTGCCGACACCGTTCTTCCACCAGAATGCGAACAGGCACGGTCCACCAGTACCACCGCAGACCGCCGTGTCCTTGGTCCAGCCGATTTCGACGAAGTTGGGCTGACCGTTGATGACCTTACGAACTGCCGCCTCGCCGAGAGAGTGGTACGCACCGCTGGCGATCGTAGGGTTACCCACGTTGAATCCTGCCTGGATGCCCTTGGCCGAATCGGGCGAAGTGATGAACTGGTGTCCCTCGTTGTAGGCGTAGTAGGGGCCTCCACTCAGCAGTGACACCGACGTACCTGAGTTCGTCGGCGGCTTGCCCTTGGGTGCGTGCACGCCATTCTTGAACGATCCGACGTGCGTGGGGATCTTCGGGACAGCCTTGTCAGCTGCCTGCGCTGGTGCGGACATGGCGCCCGCTGCCAGCAGAGTGGCAAAGACCACTCCTAGGAGTCGCTTGTACATTACTCTCCCTTCTTACTGGCGACTGCCTGCCGCCAGAAGTCCTTGTCCTCGTACTGGGTCCTATCAGGCCACGCGATGTCCTGCTTACCTTCATCCGCAAGCTGGTTGACGGCTTCGTCGACGGCCTCGAGCCGCTCGACACAGGTGCCGCACTTGCCGCAGTGCTTCTCGCCACCCTTGTAGCAACTCCAGGTGTCCTCGATCGGAACGCCCAACGTCAGAGCCGTGTAGGCGATGTCTGCCTTGGACTTGTGCAGGAACGGTGCCTGGATAAAGGATGGCGGCGTAACGTGTGAGGTGACTGCTGCCTCATCCGTGAAGGGTCCGAAGCCTACGTTGCCTACGACAATTGCCGCATTGACGACGTCGATGAACTCCGGACGGCAGTCTGGGTAGACGAAGTGGTCGCCGGCATGGACTCCGGTAGCCAGGAACTCGTAGCTGTTGTTGACTGCGACGCCTGCCGCGATGGACAGCATGATCATGTTACGGTTCGGAACGACCGTCAGCTTCATGTTGTCTTCGGCGTAGTGACCCTCCGGCACCTCGATGAACTCCTGAGTCTCGCCAGGTTCGCGGGAACGTTCGTCCTTTGGCGAGGTGAGAGCCGAGTTGCTGATCAGGTGAGTCAGCCCGGTGAGGTCGACGATGTCGTGTCGCAAGCCAAGCTTGTCTGACGTACGCTTAGCGTACTCCAGCTCCTTGGCGTGACGCTGGCCGTAGTCGAAGCTGATCAGGTGAGGCGTGAAGCTGTCGTCGAGGAGCATGTAGACCAAGGTAGTGCTGTCGAGGCCACCAGAGAAGATGGCAACGCAGTCGTAGCAAGGTTCCATTACTTGGGTCCTCCAACTAGGGGGTGGTAGATTTGCTTGCCGCTTTCGGTTCTTGACATCGACACTTGCCCTCGTTGCAGCAAGGTGTCGAAGACTGCATTGGCCTGCTGGGCCGTAAGGTGGTAACTCTGCATGAGTGCAGAACGAGCGATGCCTGGCCGCTTGATGATCGCACCGAGGATACGTTCCAAGTCGCGCTCATAAGAGGTCTTTCCGATTCCGTTGACGATTTCGATAGCGTAAGCACGCCATTGCTTTCCGTAACGAATAGCGTGTACGATGTCGGACTCTTCAACTGTCACTCCTTGCTGATCCACCTGCCTCGCGGCCGCTAGCAGGATTGATGCCTTCAAGATGTTCTTGGACAGGCGATCGAACAGAGGAGTCATTAGTTCAGGCTTCTCGGACTCGAGCCCCGACTGGACTAAGTCTGCTTCGAGTAGATTATACCTAGACCAAGCATCTGGAGTTAGCGACGCGCTCACGTTCGGCTCCATAGGTATCCTTTGGTTCAGAGCCTGCAGCGTGACGTTACTCGGCTGGCCGTAACTGTTAACTAGGTTCTCCATACGGCGGATTAGGAGATCTCGGTTGCCTAGGTCTTTGACTGTCGGCGGTCCGAGAGGTTGGAGACGACTAGTGTCACTCTCGGCCGTAACAAATACGAATCTCGGAATAAAACCCGAGGAGACGTGTTCGTGAGTAAGGAGGCCTTGTACTCGATTCCGAATCCCACCAGCGAAGATGAGGAGTATTGGATCGCGAACAGTGATCTCCTCTTTACGGAGAATTCGCTTCTGGAGCTTTCCGTCGTAGAGCTTCGTAAGAACCTCGGCCATACCGGCATAGTAGTCCTTCTTAGTGATCATCTCCAAAAGGCCGCTGAACTCGTCGCGCAGGAAGATCGAAGGCCTCTTGGGCCGCGTCGACAAACCCTGTAGCAGACCCTCCACGGAACCGTCTGTGGCTAGTACACAATCCGGATCCACTTCCATCAGGAGGTCCGTCGCGATGTCCATCGCTGTGGTCTTCCTCGTCAGGGTCGTATCGCCCAGAATCATGAACCAGAGGTTCGGTACAACTGGCCCATATGACGTCGGTAGAGTTACTCTGCCAGAGAGCAAGGCACTCAAAATAGTGAATGCACCCGCCTGGTGGTATTGGGTTGCGGCATCCCCCAAACTGCTGGCCCATTCGATGTACTCCTCTACAAATCCTTCTTGCTCTTCGGCAAGCTTCTCTTCTGTAGGTGTAAGTAAGTCTCGAACGTCAGCCCCAGGGAAGACGACGGCATTGACGCGCTCGTTGTAGCTGACAAATGCTCTACAGACTTCGACCCACAGGTAGGACCTGTCCTTACCATCTCGACGGTACTTATTACAAGCCGAAGCCCAGGCAACTACAAACACCTCCTCGCGTGTCATGCCCATCTCGAACAGAAGCATCTCCAGCTTCCAAAGCTTCTCTGACCACTCCCCGTCAGGGGTGACACTGAAGAGGTCATACGTAGCTGGAAGGAGTGCGTGCTTGTACTTCTGGAGAATGTCTTCTGGTTCTTCTGTAGGCAGTTGCTCCACTGTGGGCATTGGTGTCTTCAGGAATGCACTGTGCTTTACTTCGGGGTAGACGTTGAAGTCGCCTATGGTGTACAGTGCACCCGAATACTTCGAAAGGTGTACCTGCGGCGTACCTGCGTACTTGTGGTTCGGTGTTCCAGGAAGTCGAAGTAGTTGTGTGAGATCCCATCCACTGCGGTCGCAACCATCGGCTGCATGGAAGTAGGCTAGCCGCTTCGACATGTCTTCCGCTGCGTGCGGCGCTACCGCATGAGCCAAACTCCACAGCCCCTGGTAGCGCCCTGGCGAGCTCTCGATGAGGTAGGTCGGGGTGATCAAGAGCTTCTCGGGTGGGCAAGTGTCCAAGTCGGCCCAAACTGTAGGACACTGCTTTACGTTATCCTTGCGCCGCCTAGCGGTCTCGAACAGCTGAGGGCAGTAGTACACATCCGCGAGGTACTTACCGTCTTCGGCTGCTCGAGCAGCTTCGTCCAGTTGATCTGGGTAGCGGAAGAACCGCTCCGTCATCTCTCGCTTCTGTGAGCCCATACCGATAGCTAGGAAGGCAATACACAGATAGCCTCTGGACTCCGGACCAAAGGCCATCTTCAGAAAAGCTTTTGCAGGAGATTCCATGCACTGCCCTATTAGGTTGGGGATAGCCCCCGAGGGTGCGCTCGGGGGCTATCGTAGTTGGATCAGGAAGGCAGGAGAGAGTTGCCAGCCGAAGCCGTGGAGACACCAGCCTCGACCTTCTTGAAGCCGCTGACCTCGTTGCGCTCGTCGTACGTCTTCTCCTCGTTGGTCTGTGGGTCCTTGACCGTACGCTCACGCTGGACACGAACGACTGCGATCATGTCCGGGCACTCAGAGAGCCACCACTCCGGGCTAGGCACGTTGATCTCGCCTGCGCTACCGTCACTCAGGCCGGCCGCCTGCAGGAGCTGCCCCAGCGTGTAGCCCGCACCGGACCAAAGCATGACGTTGGTGAAGAGCTTACGACCTTCGTACTTGCCCTCCGTGATGGTGAGCTCCATCGCGTAGTAAGGCTTGCCCGGGTTCTTCTGGGACTTGCTCTCCTTGAGCTCGCAGTCGGAGACGGTGACCTTGTACTGCCCCTTCGGCAGCAGCTCGAATGGCTTGCTGGAGGCCTCCTCCTTGGAGAGGTTGACCTTGATGCCGCCACCGTAGTCGTCGTAGTCAGTCATTTGTTAGTTTCCCTTTTCGCTTCGGTTCTTGTTGTAGTAATTCAGGATGGTTTCCATCGTTACTGTTTCGTCGGCACCGATGATCTGCGGCATCGTTGCGCCACGCACCTTAGCGACAGCGATGTCCGTCTGACTAGTGAGCATAAGCCGACGTTGCTCACCATTGACTTCTTGGTTGTACATGAAGAAGACAATGTCGGGAATCTGTGGGAGCTTCATCTGCAACTTACCGTTGAGTAGTGGCATCCACTTGTGCTTACCAGTCTTGAGCTGGACGCGCTCAGCGTGTGCGATGAAGATCACGTGCATCGGAAGGTCACGGAAGAGACGGATCAACCGCGTGAGACGAACCTGCAGCTTGCCCCACTCACGAATGGAAGGGATGTCCGCGTCGCGAGATTCATTCTCCGGGTCGGCCTTCATCTCCGCCATGACTTGATCCTTGCACTGCTCTGCCATCTCGGACAGAGAGTCGAGGACTACCGTTCGATAGTTGTGTCCCCCGGCTAGGAGGGCGTTGTAGATGTTGACGTAGTCTCCCCACCGTCTCGCTGGGAGGATCTCGACGTCGGGGTGCTCGCGAAGTGTCGCCTTGCCCGCCTCAGCGTCGACGTACAATACGTTACGCATAGTTGGAACGCGCGAAGCAGAACCAGCCAGCCAAGTCTTACCAACACCGGCCTCTCCATAGATGAGCATGTTCAGCTTGTCGACGGTCTCGGTGTTTGGCTTTTCGATCTTGAGGCCGGCGAAGGACGTAGGCGTGAGGACATCTGTCAGCATGATGGGTACTCCGCTTAGATGAAGGACGAGAACTTGGCCGCAGCGATACGGTTCTGGTCGGTTCGCGCCTTGATCACGCGCTTAACCAACTTGTCGACCTTAGGGTTCGTACTGAACTTCCGTACAGGCTTCTCGGGTACGACCTTATCGTCCTTCACTTCACTGACTCCATGTGCTTGTCCGTCGAGGCTGGTGCCTCTTCCCAATAATGTCGATCTCGCTTGTCGAACATGGTGTCCAGTGTGTACTGGAAGTCCTCTCCCCGTTCCTTACCGAGGCAGGCGTCCCAGAAGGCACAGCCACCAAAGTTGCCAAAGCCCTTGCAGTGGAAGCGTCCCTGGTTGGGGTAGATCGGAAGGGATGGCCTAGTCATTTCCTTGGCCTCTTCGTACAGGTGTCGGAGGCCGTTGGCGCACTGTTCATCATTACGGAAGACCGGATGCCAAGCGTGGAAGACTGGACCCTCTTCCTGAAGGTACCGAATGTGATCGTCGTAGAGTCCTGCTTCGAAGGCTTCTGGGTCGTTCTGGGAGACGGTGTCGCGGTAGAGTTCCCAGTTCGTATTCATGCTCTTGGAGATACTGAACAACCGGTCCAGACGTCGACGCTGCAGGGGCTCAGGCTCTTCTGGAACGGCCTTCTTTATCTCGGCATAGATAAAGCCCACGACTGGGATACCAATGAGCCGAAGAGCTGCAACGTATCCCGTAATCTGTTCGTCGTTCCAGAGATACTCATCCGATGTCTCGAGCCCCGATAGGCGTGCCGCGGTCTTCCAGTCGACGATCCAGATGTTGCCCTCGCTATCCTGGAAAAGGATATCAAGACGTCCTCCAAAGGTTACAGGCAGACCCTTCCAGGTGGCCTTATTGGATGCAGGAGAAACTCCTGAACCAGGTACTTGGTAGTAACCTCGCTTAACGAGGAGGTTACGCTCGTATGTCGCATAGCGACGCCAGCACCAGTCGCATCTGCACCAGAGGTCCTGCTCACCAGTGTCAGGGTTGAGGATGGGTACTTCGAACTTGACCTCTACCTTGAGGGGCTTTAGTCCTGCGTGTTGGGTCGGAGCTACCTTGGTGAAGTAGTAGTTCAGCATCTTCACGCCAAGGTCGACACGATCCTTATAGTCCGCAGACATCTCAGGGTCGATGTCACCGTTGAGCTTGACGTAGTTCAGCCTCTGTTCTCGGGTGACCCGTTTGAAGGTCGCAATCGCCACTGCCAGAGACGCCGCCGGGTCTGGATTGACGAAAAGGCCAAGGTACGACTTGTAGTACTCCTCCATTGCTGCGTGGAAGGCAACCCCGAACTCCAGCGGGCGGGGAGTGATACGGGGGTAGTAGAACTGTCGGCTGATCCAGTCCCAGCGTCGTCGACACCCACGATAGCTCCTCCGCTCACTCGTGTGGATGGAGTGTGTTAGACCTGCTTCGATGTACTCGTTCACAGTTTTAAGCATCGACTCGTCCGTTTGAGGTCTTGTTGTTCTTTGTTACACTTATTATACTCTGCCCATTAGGGGAAGTCAAGACCGTCAAGCGATCAAGATTACTGCCACCACTCCTGGTGCATCTCTTCCGCTTCGAGGTCCTTTTGTTTCTGGTAGTCAGCTTCCCAATACTCGGTACAGCAGTCGAAGTCCGGGTTGAGTTCGCCATACGGACAGTTAGGGTGATGCGTAATGCCTACACGCGTATTAGAGTCCCGAATGGGCCGACCAGTATACTCTTCGTCGCCTACGAGGTCCTGGTATTCTTGCTCCATGTATGCGTAGTAGTCTGGATCCCAGTCTATCATGGCATCTTGTTCGGTATGCGCCAGCCCTGACGGTCAGCCCGGAAGCCCATGTAGTACACCTGGGTCTTTACGTTCTCGGGCAACTCTTTCAGGTTGAATGGGTGCTGCATAACTCCCTTGCGTGGCTTGCTACAGTTCACGCACACGAACCAACCGTACTTCTTGGAGCGTGCCTGCGAGAACTTGGTAGGACATTCGCAGAACATAGTCGGCACCGCATACACCTGGGGCACCTTCCACTCACTCGCCGGTGAGTTGTAGTGGAGCTCATCGACCATACGACCGTCAACTTCGACCTGGCCCGTCACCGTACCGAAGATGATGTTGTCGTTCTCGATGGCCGCAACGAAGGCGTCGGCCTCAGCATTGTCAGGGATCTCAACGACGACGAACCTCACGGAGCACCTCTTCTAAAAGTTGGTTGGTACGTTTCTGTTCGGCCACGAGTGCGTAGATGCCCTTGCCCATAGCAATCAGTGCCCAGGTACGTGCCTGCGTCATTTGCCACTTGTTGTCGGCAATGAGCTGTTTGCCCAACTGGGACTGGCCGAATCGGTACTTAGCGTCTTCGGGGCCCATGTTGGGGTGCCGCTCCGTCAAGGCCTTCTGCGTCGCTTCTCGCACGCCCTGGTAGAAGTCTTCACGAGCCGCAACAGCCTTATCCAGGAACTCCCCCGCCTTCATGAGCAGTACACGCATACCGTCATTAACCATGTTTAACACCTCCTTCATGTCAGCCACAGAACTCCACACGCGCGTGGAACGTGTTGCACTCTCGGATGCTCCCTCGCCCGCGTGGAGTACTGAAGCTGCATGCCTAGGCTTGTTTAACAGGGGAAGACTCGACGTACTCTACCTCGCCAAAGACCTTATGCGGAGACTTGCCACATTCGGTGTCGGAGTCGTGCCAGTGGAGTACTGACGTATCGCCCAGCTTCTCCCACTTCCTTCTAGCTTGCTCCTCGCAAACATCGCCGTCCACTACGCCTGCGATGACGAAGATGTGGTGGTCTGCCTTAACCTTGTTGATGACGGGCACTACTGTTCCCCCTGTCCTTCCGTGTCGCGAAGCGACCACATGGACGCTATGAGGAGCTGCAGAGCCTCCTCGCGTGTGAAGCCTGCCTTGACCCAGGATATGAACATCTCGTGCTGGAAGATAGCAGCCTCGTCCAGGCTGAAGTTGAAGTCCTCAGCTCTTGGGTTCATCCTTTTCATCCTCCAGGAGTGCGAACTTGATGTTCTCGTTCTCGAAGTCGCCGTAGCCTAGGTACTCGGTGATGTCGAAGGCGTCGGCCCTCATGGCACGGTAGTCGTGCTCGAGGCGCTCGGCCGGCGTGAGAGCGTCAGCCTGCTCCCTGGTGAGGGTGATGTCGCGGAGCTCCTCGTCGTACGTCTCCGTGTAGTCGTTGTCTTCGAGGTCCATCTCACCCTCGATGGTGATGCGGATCTTTGCCATTGTTACCACTTCCTTCCGGTGCTGTCACGGTGCTGAACCTTCTTGGAGCTGTGCTTGCTGATGCAAGCTAGTGCGTAGCTGACGGTCTGGTACTGACCGAATGGGATACCCTTCTCGTTGAAGGTCCCATCGTGCTTGACGACCTCTTCGTGCTGTGCAAGAGCGTGAGCGCAGGTGCTTTTGTTAGCACGTCCCACGATAGGGAGTGCGAACTGCTTCTTGGCGTGGTAGGGGAGCCGGTTCTTCCGCCTCGGATTCCTACGCCTACTACTTACCCCGGCCTGTGCGGCCCGGTCGAACCACTTCTGGCCTGCGTACATGTTACCCTCCCAGGGTCATGTGCTCGGAGAACTCCTGCAGTGCATTCTGCAGCCTCTGGATGAAGAAGAAGGCCTCCAGCAGGCTGTACAGTACCGCCGTACAGGTCACGATGACGAAGACGTTCTTCACTACGTCGAGGTATCGCTCGAAGGCGGATCGGTCTGGCGTGCGGATGAGTTCCTGCTGCGAAGCCTGCTCCTCTGGGTATCCCTGTTCGAGCCAGAGTTGCTGAGCTCGCCTCGCCGAGTTAGTGTAGTCACCCCACGGCAACGGATGCTGCATCTGTCTTCCCCTCTAGGACCTGCCTTAGCCAGGTCCACTTCATTTCGATGTGGTCGTTTCGCTTACGGTCGATGGTATTCCGTGCAACGAGTATAATGATGAGCACGGCGTTCTTTTGTCCCAGACGGTGAAGACGATCCTCAGCCTGCTTGTTCGCCGTGGGGCTCCAAGCCCTATCCAGGAAAATGCAGACCGAAGCAGCAGTGAGGGTGATACCGACACCACCTGCCTTAATGGTACTGAGAAAAACACGTATACGGCCGGCTTGGAACTCGTCGATAAGGTGATCACGGTCTTTCTGTGGTACGTCTCCAGTGAGAGTACCAACGGAAATATGCGCACTCTGAAGGCGAGTCGCCAGTAGGTTGATGGCTTGCTTTGACTGTCCGAAGACCACAATCTGAGCACTCGTAGCTCCAATGATGTCGACGACCGCATCGAGCTTACTGCTGGGCTCATCCAGTACCAAGTATCGGTAGGGCTGGCCCTCCTTGTACTTGATCTCCATCTTACCGTATGCAACTGCGAACTGCTGCAGTCGGACTAGCTGACTGATCACGTTGGGTGCTGGCAGAGGCTCGTCTTCGTGCTGTCCTACCCACGCCAACATGTCCTTGGCCATTGTGTCGTACGTACGTCGCTGCTTCGGATCCAGATCGACTTCACGGTCTTCGTAGGTCTTCTCAGGCATGTCCTCCCAAACCTGATCCTTCGTCCTACGCACGTAGGCATTGCTCATCGTGCGATGGATCAGCTCTGCGTCGTGCACACCTACGATCTCCGTGAAGGCTCTGCGATGGTAGTTGTCGCAACCCACAGCGTCGCACGTACCCTGTGTGTGCTTCTTCTGCAGGACATGGTAGTTGAAGAAGCCCCAGTAGGACGTGAACCTCTTCGGCCACAGCCAGTTCAGTACACTCCAGGCGTCGTCAGGCCTATTGTCGGCCCAAGTTCCACTCAGCCCAGTCTTGTAGGTTGTTCGGAGACGCTTGAAGATCTGCGTCTGCTGCGCCTTGCGGTTCTTGATGTTGTGGATCTCGTCGCCGATGATGTGGTACCAGGGTACGTCCTTGAGCTCCTCTGCGATATATCGGAGCACTTGCCAGTGCAGGATAAAGACGTGATACGCCGGATACAAAGTCCCGCTCTGGTCTCGCACTCTTGCCTTCAGAGCTGCCACGAAGGAGTCTCGGTTCTTCCTGTCGATCACCTTCACTCTGAGCCAAGGTGCCCACTCCTTATAGTGGTTCTCCCAACTGCCCATCACAGACGTCTGGGTAACTACTAAGGTCTGTCCCTTGTAGTCCTTGTCGTCACGACGGCGGTAGTTCAGATCCAACGCGATGGCCTCAACAGTCTTGCCGAGACCCATGTCGTCGCCAATAAGTATGGAAGTATCGTCCGGTCCACCGTGCTGTGCTACCTGCCACTGGTGCTTCAGGATCTGCCGGAGTGCATCCTTCTGGAACTTGTAGAGTTCGGGCACACTACCTCCCAGCGTGGTCGCTCAGACGTGGTAGCGCACTGAGCGGCTGTCTCCTGTTGAAGCATCTCTGATTAGGTGCAGCCCCGCAGACCTTACACTGCCTGCTACGCTTCCGCTCACGCTTCATCGGCGTACCTCTCTTGGTGGTAGTCTCGTTTGTAGTAGTTCACCCTGCTAGTGAGGTTCAAGCAGCGCCGACGTCCTGTCGCCCCACACTTGGGACATGCGTCCTTCAGTGGTCGTTTCACCTTCCGAAGTGCAGGCCCTATCCCGTTGGCCCTCAGCTGTCGCCTTGGCATTTGGTAGCTCCACGGTGTCTAGAACGTCGCCGGTTGTCTTACAGTACCAGTGGATGTAACTCTTACCGTTCCATCGTTCAGGATTAAAACCCAGGAGGGACGACTTGTAGCCGTGTCGCTGTCTGTGGTGAGGACACCAGACTCCGTCCTCTTTAAGAGCAGAGGCACTATCGATCGACCAAGTAGCACCTTCATGCTTCTTCCTCCTGCGGTACAGCTTGGTCGGCTCGCTTCCACTTCCCCAACTTGAAGTACTCATCGGCCTCCTCCACCACGACTACCTTCCGGCCGCACTCGCACCTAGTAGGTTCGAGCTTCTTGTTCCGAAGCGCTGCGTAGACCTTCTGCGGATAGATGCCGCGGAGCTTGGCGTACTGGATGGGCGGCAGCTTGGTCGCCCCCTCTAGATCGTCACGCTCCATCTCTTTCAGGAGCTCTTCGATGCCGCCCACATCCATACTAGCAGCCCGCCTCTCGGGTTAGGTCCTCAACCTTCATGCGGTTGTACCGTCTGCTGAGGTCCAGACTCTCGATATAGGCAACCAGTAAGCTCCGCTGTTTCTCTGCGACGAACTGCTCGATGTCGACCATCGGAGTGTTGACGAGGTTGCCAGTCTCCCCTCCGGGACCAACCTCGACGACATCCACGCATCCCGAGTAGTCCCCGTTGTGGTGGAATCGTGTACGACCGATCTCAGTAGTGTGCATGTTAGCCCACCAGGACCATCTTGTAGATCTTACCGTCGTTGGTGTCCTCGACGAGGATGTAGTTCGCCTTCTCCTTGAGCACCTCGACCAGCATCATGTCCTCGCTGATGATCGGCTTGTAGTCACCTTCGGGCTGCTGAGGCTCACCGTTGCGGTCGGGTGTAACCTTGTTGACCTCGGCTCCACTGCCATCTACATAACGCCACACGCCCGTGGACAGCTTCTCGATGTTCTGCGCCAGTGGATTGTGGTTGGCGTTCCTTCCCCAGCTGGACTTGGTGATCGCGCCCATGATCTGGCGACGGTCCCAGTCGGGAGCGAGTGCCTTCTCGAGCTCCTCGATGGTGACCAGCTTGCTGGGCCTCTGACGCATGTAGTCAATGACCTGTCCGAGGCATCCGCGCTTGAACCTCGGCTTGTTGTTCTCTGTCATGAGCTTACCCTCTAGCTCTCTTCGCGTTTAGTTAGTAGAGTAGAACAGACTAGATAGTAGCTAGGTTAGACTTTGGTTTCCATGTGTTAACGCTGGTTTGTATTTCTTCAAGATCCTCGAGTTCGTCTTTAGTCTGTTCTGTGTGCCATGAGTGCAGAAACGCCTTTGCCATCGAACGCTTCTCCCCTCGGGCGTTAGTCCAACGTACCTCTTTCTTGGCCTCGCGGATGTTGGTACAGCCTACCCAGTGGTACTGGTGGCCATCCTTAAGGGTTAGGTGTAGAGTGACCATTACTGGTTTGGGATCTCGAAGCCTGGCTTCTGTTCGTTCCTAGTCTGAGCTTCCAACTCTGCCAGGATCTGGTCGCGACGAGTGTTGGTTGTGATCAAAGCAGGCATCACGTTCTCACGTGTACGCGGATCGATCTTGTCCGGGATGGTATTGTCGGGGCGAATGGAGACTAGCCATCCGTCCCTATGGTACTGGCACCGAGTCTGATTGCAGGTCACCGTGACTACCTGCCCTCCGCCTGGGACGGGCTTTCGGCTAGCAACCTTGCCGGGCGTTCCGTCGTCCGGACATGCGCTTGCTTCCTCCCACGTTGTGCTCATCCGAACTCCCTGATGAAGGTAATGATGCATGCAGCTATGCAGATAGCTACTACGCTCCAGAGTACTGTCTCTTGCCAGCTCATGCTACCCTCTTCATCGTCTGAAGGTCGTCGTACAGTTCCTGGTAACCCTTGTCCAGAGCTTCGACCTGTGTCTGCAGACTCGAAGTCAGCTTCATCAGGTCGTTGACACGCTGCTCCAGGATGGCGGTCTTACCCTTCGGCTGACGCTTCCGCTCGATGAGGATCTTGAAGCCCTCTTCGGTCGGAGGTGCGAGTAGGATCCATCGGCTCTGCGCTACACCTCCACCACGGCGAAGCTGCTCGATACAGTTCTGCCCCTTTAGGGCGTCGAGGATCTTGGTGTAGTACGGGTTGGGAAGGTTCAGCTCCGCGAACAACCGCGTCAGGTGACCCTCGTAGACGTTGATTTCCTCTACGGGTTCCAACTCCTGCCCTTGCGGTAGCTCTTTGTGGCTCTTCTCCAGCATCGCTTCGTACAGTCTCAGACTGTGGTCGAAGAGAGCCGGAGTCAGCTCTTCAGTCGTAGTGTCACTCACAGTCACGCTCCAGGTATTCTTTGAGACCTGTCATGGCCTCCCTGTCCTGTCTAAGTTCGGCGTCACCCTCGAGCATGCCCTCCACGGTATCGTAGCTGATAACGTCGGTATGCTCTTCCAAGGTTGCGTCGATGGCATCAATAGTGTCCGAGATGATGCGCACGCACCTCGGCTTATCGAAATCCGCCATGTCTTATTATACCTTGTTTCTCTTTGGAAGTCACTATGTAACAGTGTTAAATTACGATCAAGTAAAGGAAAGGCCCCTCAGCATGTTGCTTCTGAGCGCTGAGGGGCCTTCCTCTTCCCCAACGGGGGCAGGGGAAGCTTACTCCGCCTCGACGATTGAGGCGGTCTCGGTCGGAGCCTGGCCGGTCTCGCCCTCAGCCGGCTTCGCCGCAGCCTTCTCCGCCTTCTTGGCGTCCTTCTCCGCCTTGGCGCTCTTCTGCGCCTTCACGCGGAGGTCCTTGGCGTCCCACCACTCCAGGCCGGCCTGCGGGTCGACCACAGCCGCGCGACCCTCAGCCTTGGTAGCCGGGAAGGGGTTCTTGCTCTCCGGGCCGTTGTTCTTGATGTAGCTGTACACGACCTGCGGGGCCACACTCTGGCCCTCCTGCAGCCGCACGCCCAGCGTCTCGTGCTCCTTGCGCAGGTGCTCGGTGAGGATCTTGGCGAACGCGACGGGGCTGACCTTGCCCTCGGGCACGGCCGGGCGCGTCGACTCCTTCTTCTCCTTGGTGGGCTTCTCGGCGTTCTCGGCCGGAGCCTCCACGGTGTCCTCGGTCTCGATGGCGGCCGGCGCGTCCACATCGACGTCGAAGTCCGGCTCGTTGACGGTTGCGGTGTTCTCGCTCACGGTGTTCTCCTTGTTGTTGTTTCGGTTGTTAGCTCGCTTGCTGCCGCTCATGGTTTAATTTTACATCCTTATCACGCAGAAGTCAAGGGGTCCATTTGAACTTTTTCGAGATCGTTTACTTGCAGTCTGGCCAGCGATCGCCTACATGGCAGTGTAGGAATTCCTGCCGCGTGACGTGGAAAGTCTTCTTGCCGCCATTGTCCATCTTCACGTTCACGAAGCAGCCATGACGCCCAGAACAGCCGACGCTCGTCACCTTACCTGCACCGTTCGTGTCACAGGCAGCTAGCAACAGAACTGCCACTACTAGTAATCGTTTCACGTCACCTCCTTTCTGAACAGGGATAGATCGGCCGTGTGGAGTTTGTAGATTATCTCGACCCATGTTAAACATGGCTTCCCCGTCGAGTACAAACTCCACACGGCCTTTGTTCCCGTAAACCATTCCTATAAGCCCATTCCAATCTAGCGAGGGTAGTACTTAGGCGTTACATCGGACTCACCTCCTTTGTAGTGCCTCGCGTGCTCCCGGTAGGATTCGAACCTACGCTTCCCCCTTGCCCGTGTCAGAAGGCGGATCCGTTCTAGTGTTCCCGCACTAGCCCAGATCTCGGGAGCCCATCCCGACGCTCGGTGGACCAAACCTAGTCGGGTTGTAACGTCTACTTCTTCTTGCCCCAGAGCTTGCCGATAGCCTTCCAGTCCCAGCTACCGGTCTTCCTCTGGACGTTCACCTCGGTCTTCTGGATCTTGGGCCGTGAACGCTTCTTGCCATCGCCCGTTTTGGGTTGATCCTTACCTGCCACTTCCGCCTCCGTTAGCGTGACGATCCGGCGCAGGGTCGAAGATCTTGTCACCGAACTTCTCGTGGAGCGAAGCCACCGAGGCTTTACCCCTACGAGTGGTCATGAAGTAGCCGCTGTCCTGTTCGATGATCACTGTCCTCGGGACCTCCTGGTCCAGGATGACGTTAAACACCGAAGGCAGCGAGCGTCGTAGGGCAGAGAACCGGTCGACCTTCCGGGCCAATACCAACCTCGACGTTGTAGTAGGCGTTGGGCAGTAGCTGCCCCTTCGTAGCGATGGTGATCTCCTCATCGGGATCCTCCTTATGGAGCTCCTCGATCAAGTCCTTGACCTTCATTTCATCTCCTGGACCTCAAAGGTAATCTGGATATCCGTGATCTTGCAGCCTTCTTCCTGCATCGCACGGATCAGACCCGGCACGTTCTGGTAACCAACGTCCGCAGGCATAGTGTAGAAGTGTTGCCAGTTGTAGCGGTTCGACACACGCATGATCACGCGACTCGGAACGTGCGCCGATGCTACGACTCGCTCGGCTTCCTTCTTCTGGGTAGTCGCTACCCACTCGCGGTACTGCTCGTCATCAGCGTATCGACCCGAGCCATCCTCCTCGATGTACCGTTGCGACTCCAAGGCCTCAGGATTGGCGGGCGGCGCACTAATCGGCTGGGTCACTTGTTCCCCTCGGCCTTCAGTGCATCCTCGATACCCTTCTGGTACTCCGTAGTCGTCACACCGTACGTGTCGGTGAGCACCCGCAACGTGTGCAGCCACTGCACCCCGATGAACGTGACGAGCGCGCCCCAGAAGATCCCATTCGGGCTCTTGCTACCAGTGACGAACCAGAGACCGTTCTCCTTCAGCGCAACGTACTTGTACGCTGTTGAGGTCATCGGGGCGACCACGAACTGCTTCTCGAAGGTCAGGATCGATCCGTCCGGGAAGACGTCGCTCTGCGGAACTGCTCGTAGCGTCTCAGCGATCGCCAGCATCTGCGCTGCCTGCCGAGCGTAGAACTCCGGGTCCAGCATCTGATCACGATTCATGCGAACCTCCACCTGTTTGCCAACGATCCCCTTCGGGTCGAAGGCGTCACTTTCGATGACTCTTGCCACTTCGTCCTCCTTGTCCAGTCCCAGTTGTGGGATGCAGTACTGGCACCCCTCTCCGCCGCACTGGCAGAACTCGAGACGCTCGATGAGATCGGCGATGTCGCCCCGAAGAATCTGGCCGAACTCCGGGTACTTACGACACTTGACAACCTCTAGCAGCGGATTGGAGCCAAACACAGTGCCCCGAATGTACTCCAGGTACTGGATCCGATCAGGCTTCTGCGCCGACGCCATCATGGCCGACTTCCCCGCGTCTTCCTTGGTGTAGTACACATCATCGAAGTGTATGCCCATGTTTCCCTCCTTTCTACGTGCCCCCGGCCGGAGTCGAACCGGCTACCTCTCCCTGACTGAGTCAGCCACGTGGTAGGAGTGCACTCTGCCGCCAGTGCTTCAGGGGCTAGAGCCGCTTAGGGCGGCCAGTCCCGTTACTAGTGGAACTCCTCGACCCTCCGACGTCCCCGTGCCACGGCTCCCTTGCGGGGGTTCTGCGAGCCAGGCCTGTGATGCACCACGTTCTCCGAACCGTTACCGTTCCGGGGCTTCTCGGCGGACCACGCAGCTACGCGAGCCTTCAGGCTACCGCCAGCCTTGCCCGTCCCCTTCTCGCTTACCACCTCAGTAACGTCCCTTTGCTACGGTGCGGCTCGACATGAGCCGCTGGTACTTGGCCGAACCGGTCTGCCACACCATCGTCGAGCCGCCCGAGTTCGGGTACGGCTTGCTCTGACGCTTGCCGTGCGGGTAGCCCCGCTGGATGAGGTCCTTGGCCATCTTGGCCGCCTTGGCACGGTTCTCCGCGAGTCCCATGTTTCCTCCTTGGTTGACTACGTGCCCCTGGCTGGATTTGACCCAGCGACTTCCGGTACTCAGAGGGTTGGCGAACGCTTAGCGCTTCCCAGATTCCCTTGACCGGACGCTTTACAACTAAGCTACAGGGGCTGGTGGGGCCGGAGCCCCTGTGGTACTACTCTGCCACCTTGTCCTTCCCTGCCACCGAGGCACGGCAGCAGTACTTGCCGTTGACGTGGATCAGGCCCGTACGCTCGTCAGGGGTGTGAACCTTGTCCCTACAGTTCCGGCAGTCACGCATTGGTCAGTCCCTTCAGGGTGTCGCGGAAGGTCTTCCGCAGTAGTAGTTCCATGAACTGGTTGGTCTCGTTGGAAGCAACTCGGTCGAAGCTGATGTACACGTCGATCCGCTTCCAGTTGATGAACTGCTTGTCCGAGTACTTGTGGTACTGGATCGCCATCCTCTGGGCGTACTGCTCCAGAATGGCCATCTTGTAGCGGACTTCGAGGATCTCGGTCTGCAGACCCTCGAGTACAGGTGTTGCACGGTCCTCAGGGAGTAGGAGCAACTGTAGGTTTCGCGTCCGCACCTCTGTCCTCCTTAGCTTTTTGCGCTAATTTCATTCTACAGGAGCCCCAATAGGAAAATCAAGGGATCGCCTGCAAAATCTTTTTCCCACACCGGGTAGGACTAGCGCGTACGCACGAACTTGATCAGTGCGAGCCACTTCTTTAGTTCTGGCGTCTGCTGTTCCTTAGTTGCCACCAAGAAGGCTGCCAGTGCAGCATAGGCCTCGAAGGGCATTGTTGCTGTCACCTCAACGTTCACGTACTCCTCAGCACTCATGCCCTGGGGGTTGTTCTGGTGTGAGCACGTACCGTTTCGGCACGCCTCTTCGTAGATGCTGCACTCGCTGTACTTGGGCATATCAGACTCCTACCGTGATTGGCTTCGCAGGGGCGATCATCGCGTTAGGCGTCCACAGGTGCCGGTGCTTCTGCGGAATGTACCCTTGATGCCACAGGTTCCGCGTCTCGAGCTTGTACCAATCCTCGTCATCGTGGTTATAGTCCGAAACCTTCAGGCCCGCAGCCTTCATGCGCTCGGCCATCTCGTCCGACTTGATCACGAAGGTGAACAGCTGTCCTGCATAGCCTGCGGAGTCGTGGTGGTCCGCACGGTCCTTGGCTACCACGTAGTGTACGTAGTTAGGCGTCACGATCCAGCACCGCTTCGGGTCGTTGTCGTGCTCACGCTGTTCGAGCCAGTAGGCATCGTGCGAATCCTCGTACGGTCCTTCGACGCGCACCTGAATCGCTCCGCGGTCTTGGTAGTACCTCCCATGGCTGGCCGTGATCTGGAAAACGTACGCTACCGCCATTTCCTTGTCACCAGGTGCGTAGGCCTTGAAGATGCACATTCTCGACCACAACTCCGAATCGGCATCCCTCGGGCCCGACTCCGAAATGTAGGAGGACGAACGAGTCGACATCACCCACCCCTCCCTCTGCATCTCCTCGACCTTGTCCAGGCAGGCCTGCCACAGCGGATTCATCGCTCCTCCTTAGGTGGTAGCAATCCCATAAACAGAACGGTCACGCCTGCACTCAGGCAGACCAGGATCAATCCTACAAAAGTCCAGAACATATGTCCCTCCAGGACTCATCGGCACGACTGTTAGTCGTGGACCCTCCCTGGCTACCCAGTTCGGGTTTCGTCCTCAAGTTAGCCGGCCCTCTTCCCCTAGCTCCAACTCCTCTGCCCGGCAGCGCTATTGGTGTGGTGGTACCTCTCTCCCGTCCGCGTCTCAAAGGTCGAATCCAACTAGCAGCAACCAAGTCTCGGCGTGCACCGCACGAAGATGTAGTTCATCACAGCCCTCTCAGCAGGTGCCCATGGTCATCATCGCGCCGCTTCTGCTCCTCCTCAGCCACGAGTAGCATGTAGCTCCAGGCTTCGTACGCCTTCGGCAACTTGCTCATGGCCCGCCTTTTCATCCGAAGCTTCTCAATCTCACCGTTCAGCTCCTCGTCCTTAACGGCTCGCAGCCACTTCCGGTACAGTAGGTAGCCCATTATTGCACACCATACCCTCTCTCACCGCTCGGCCTGTACCACTCCCGCGTTAGGTAGGCGTACTTATCCTCTGTCGGAATCACCTTGAGCAACCTCGCCAATAGTGCCATCTGCACACACCTCGGGGCATACCTCACAATGTTCTTCCTTCCTCCGCCAGCATCTCAAGTACGCTGTAGTACTCAGCCTTTACGGCCGGCCTACCCTCGAGATCCTTGTCCTGAAGCATCTCGTACAGGGCATCCCTGTAGTGCTCCAGTGCGATCTCGATGATCTTCTCCTGCTCCCTGTCCAACCGAATCTTCATCGTCCGAACACCTTCCTTCCCTGCGCATCGGTTTCTCCGGGAATTACCGTTGTGATGTAGCTCCCCTGCGTGGTATTGCTGTTCCGCGCCGACCGCAACAGCCCGATGCCCTCTTTTCGGACTTTACAGCCTGTGCGTGCTGCTGACACCATGCGTATTTCAGACCCCACACGCCCGCCGCCAGGTAGCCCTGATAGGTTCTTGTCAAACGTGTTCTGCATCTTGTACGGCAACGGCTTCGAATCTACCTTCCGCGGGACGTAATCGTTCCCACGTCGAAGCTCTGTCTGCCTCGATGCCAGCCTACGGAGCTGTAGCTCCTGGATCTTCTTCTGCAATGGGGTTTGCTTCGGCACCTCGGACTCCTTGATTGGAGGTTTTCTTTTTATTATACAGTAGACCTCTGAGTACCTTCAAGGGGTTTCAGCTGTTTTGCTGAGGTTCGGGCGGGCCCCACCTCTCTACGATGTACGTTTGCTCAGGAACCTTCTCGAAGATCAGCTCCTGGATCTTGTGTGCTACTTGCCGGTGCGTTTGGGGAGCTCCGGAGTAGTGGTTGCGAAGCACTTCTGTAATGGCCCGCGTTAGTGCGTGCTCCGTCATTAGAACTCCGCGTCCCGCTTCTTCGCCCAGAAACGCCACGTTTGGAGTTTCTGTACGAACGAGGGGCGACGTCCCGAGCCTGCCCGGCCCCAATCCTGTTCCTCAACTTCGTACAACCAGGCCTTCCAGTGGGCGTCGGGGATCTTGTAGGCGTACACTTCCGGACGCCCTTGGGGTGTCTGGAATACGATGAACGTGTTTGCGTCCACATCCGCTGTGTAGATCGGATCGAGATTCTCGAACGGACGCTCCCAGCGAGGGAGATCCACCTGCTTGTAGGCACCACGCTCGAGCCAGGACCTGAACGCCTTTCGTGGTTCGCCTACGAAGGACAGAGCGACAGGACTAGGAGCGCCTCTTTCATTCAGACGAGTCACAAAAGCGTAACTAACGTTACCTTCCACGGTTCCGTCTACCTTTCTGGACTAGGTTTTCTAGACCCTACTAGTAGTTAAGATCGAGGTCTTAACTACTAGTATAACCTAGAACACGCAAGGAATCAACTGGGTCTTTGTGTTAATTTGTGCCGATTTTCCGCACGAAAAATACCTAAGATTACGATTAGGCTGACTGTACACTTCTAGAACCTCGGTTGAGGCTTTTATTATTTCTATGGTGTTATATACTACATAGAAGAATGGTTAGAAGTGGTTAGGTCTCTCTCTGCTCCCTCTTTTCTAACCTAGTGGAACATAGCGAAGGCGTTTTGCTCTATATACTAGCCTCAAACCAAATAAACCTAGACTTACTAGAGCAAACTAGAACTAGATGGGAGTAGGGAGTGCCTCAGGAAGAGGCACTCCCAAACCTATTCGACTACGCGCCGCACCAGTCCCAGATTCGGAGGTTCTCCGCCTCCTGGTCCGTAGCGGACTTCGCCTCCCGCCACACGCGAGTGAGGGTCCTCTTCGCCCTGTCCTCGTCCGACTCCTCGCAGCGGTGCTTCCCAGCGTACTGGTCCATGCTACTCCCCTTCCTCTCCCACCCCGAGGATGCCCAGTACTCCCACGGCCACAATGATCAGTGTCGCGATCAACATACCGACTCCTTACTCTAGCACGGGTCGGGAAACCTCGTGCGTGTGGGGTTTTGTATAGAACGGGGGCCCGGTTGGCCACCCCGGGCAGGCCCTAACCTTAGGTTAGTTCCCACCCTAGGTGTCCTACCTACTAACGAATACCGCCGAGAGTACTACCATAAGTAGGAGTACCCACTTGAAGTCGTTAAACATGTTACCTCCTAGGTAGTGGGGGCCCGTAGGCCCCCTACCCCGTATCAGCTGGTGTGCTTGTTCACGTACTTGGTGGCGAAGGCCTTGACCTCGTCCTCGGTGTACGCCTTGACCCCCTTCTTGCCCTTCGCGATCATGCCGTTCCGGTCGTAGTTGTACATCATCTGCGGGCGGATCCGCTTCTCGTTGCTGAGGGCCTCGAAGGCACCGTTCACGACGGTGTGGATCTTGTAGGGGGTGATCGTGGGGTCGTCCCCGAAGACGGCGACGGTGAGCTCGGAGACGATCTCCTCGACGGTGAGCTCGGGGGCCTGGATCTGCTGCTCGGTCATGATGTTGCCTTTCTGTTTGGGTGTTTTTGTTTTACCTGTTAACTATATTATAATGCGGATCTTGCGATGAAGCTACACCCGTGGGTTTGCTTCTAAGCAAGTAGGCAATTCATGTGTTACCATGTTTAACGTGGGTGTACTTCTAAGCAAGGCAAGAGCGATAGCCTCTCTGTCTCAGAGGTGTTACATATGACGTACTTGACATTCACTCTATACCGCTATATAATACACACAATGACCGAAAGGGGTAAGTAATGTACGAGGACGAAAGTGAAGTCGACATTGCTGCTGCCATGGCTAAGCGTAGGGCCTGGGTTACGGATAGCGATCTGAAGGCGCTGGGCCTGGAGCGTGCTACTGGCTTTGGTCAGAGCGACGGTGCGACGGGTCCTGAGAGTCATGTCGACCAGGCTAAGCGTATCCTGCGAGAGAACGCTCCGATGGCTGCCAGCTCGTTGGTACGGTTGGCGCAGTACGGCGAGAGCGAGACAGTACGACTTCGCGCCTCCGTGGAGATCCTGAACCGCGTCGAGGCTTCTGGTGGTGGCGCCGATGGTCGCGAGCCTTGGGCTGAGGTGTACGACCAGATCCTTACCACCGCGGATGTTGAGCGCTACGCCAACGAAGGCTAAGTCGTGTACCGCGTTGGCGGGCACTGGGGCCGTACTGTAATACGTGTTGGTGTCGAGGAGCCCGACGAAGAGGGCAGGCGACGAGGTCGTCGGGCTCCTCGATACACCTACGCTGGCAGAGGCAGCTGTGCGAGGCTTAAACGAGGTGGGTCTGAGGTGGGGCTGGGGCACTAGAAAGAAACCTTAGAAAAGCAGAGCTGACCACCTAGGGTAAGGAAGCCCAACCAGCTCGCCGGAGCACGAAGGAAACCATGGCGTGTGGAGTTTGGAGGGCTGCTCAAGCGGTTGTTAAACAAGGTTGGGAGCCGCAGTGACAGCAGAGCAGTATAGGATTAGGTTCTTGACGACAGTGTTGGCCGTGTGGAGTGTGGTCATAGGCGCATCGTTGTACGTGTATTTGTTTAGAAATGGCCCCTTACCTGATCCTGTACTGTTAGGCGTGCCCACGGGGACCTGGTTGGCGGTGTACCCACCGCTACCGAGCCGAATGAGGGAGGAACCTGTTGACACCGGAACAGGGTGAATGGGTTGTCAAGGCTGCGATTGCAGTGCCTACCATGACAGTAGTGGGCTACGGAATTGGCATAGCGAAGGTAGTACTTCGGCGGGCTGTGATTAGGAGAGCTAGTGCGAACCTTGCCCATAGCATGGCGGAGGGTGCTCACAGGGTCGTGGATAATGATCCTCGTACTTTCCGTGGGCCTGGTGGTCCTGTACGTAGATAACAAACGTACTAGGGAGTGCATTGCCAACTACATGGTGGCTGACCAGGAGAATACTGCTGCGCGCATAAGCTTTAACGACCAGGAGCGTGCAGCATTCAACCACTTGCTGGTGGTCTTGCGGGACATTAAGACGCCACAGGCAGAGCGTACGAAGGCGTACGATGACTATGTAGCATTAGTGCTAAAGAACGACGAACTTCGTAGGCAGCGGCCGCCGCTACCAGTTCCGACGGAGTGTGACTGACATGCCGCAGTACGTAGACAAGCGCAAGTTCTTCGAGCACGTAGGGTATGAGCCGCATCCGAAGCAGTGGCTCTTTCATAATAGCCCTGCGCGTTTCCGTGTGCCTGTCTGCGGACGACGATTTGGCAAAAGTCGGATGTCGGCAATGGATGAGGCTCCAGGTCTGATGATTCCAGATCGGCGCATTTGGATCGTAGGTCCGACCTATGACCTGGCTGAGAAGGAGTTCCGCGTTCTGTGGGATATCTTTATCCACCAGTTGGGCTTCGGACGCAACCGTAGGGTGAAGAAGGCCTACAACAAGAAGCAAGGGGAGATGTACATTGAATTCCCCTGGAAGACTCGTGTCGAGTGTCGCTCTGCAGATCACCCGGAGAACCTGGTTGGTGAGAAGCTCGACGCTGCAATTATGTCCGAGGCTGCGAAGCATAAGAAGGACACCTGGGAGCGATTCGTTCGCCCTGCTCTTGCTGACAAGCGGGGCAATGCCACATTCCCTACTACTCCTGAAGGTTTCAACTGGCTTCACGGTCTTTGGCAGCTGGGCCGTGATCCGAACTTCGAAGAATACGACTCGTGGCAGTTCCCGTCGTGGGATAATCCATACGTCTACCCTCTTGGCCGTCAAGATCCGGAGATCCTCGGCATTGAGCGAACGACTGCTAACGAGTGGTTCCTTCAGGAGTACGGTGCTGACTTCTCGGCCTTCATAGGCAAGATCTACGGCGAGTGGCAGGAGAGTGTTCATGTCACTGACGTTAAGTTCAACCCAGCTTGGGACTCTTACATCGGATATGACCCCGGTTTCACAAATCCCTGGGCTTGGATCTGGTTCCAGATTGACCCTCAGGACAACGTATACGTGTGGCGAGAGTACTACCAGCCGTACCGGCAGCTTGCTGAGCATATCGCGTATATGCGGAATATGGAACAGCCGGAGGGTTACCACCTGGACTTGGCTTTCGGAGATGCTGCAGACCCGGAGGCCTGTGCTAGCATCAGCGAGAATTTCGTACCTGCGTATGCTGAACCGGAAGCGAAGAAGAACTGGCGTGAGGGCATTGACCTTGTCAAGAGCTACCTGAAGTTGCGGGATGTTTACTCACCAGCGGGAAACATTGTCGTCTGCGACGAAGACGGGACGCCTCTTAAGAGGCCCAAACTCTTTGTCGATCATTCGTGTAAGAATCTTATCCGGGAGTTCAATAACTATCGGGCTCCGGATACACGACCTGAGATCAACGTGCGTGAGCAAGCGAAGAAGTACGATGACCATGCACTCGACGCACTTCGCTACGGACTCATGCATATCTTCAAGCTGGGCTGCAATTCGCGGCTTACCGACCTCTACCAAGGAGTAGGGGACTTCGAGCCTAGTAGGGAGTCCTTTGCCCCTGCAGGCGATGGCGGCTTCTTCGATTGGGATAACCTTAACTTCTAGGAGTTCGTATGAGCGATCAGTTGGAGCTCTTCGAGCTCCCGGAAAGTGGTGATCCAGGGTCTGTTGCTCTCGCAGAGATCCTGGATGCCTACGACGTAGTCTCGGCCAGTACTACCAATCCCTACATCGTTGTAGCGGAACGTGGCTACCAGCTCGCAGACCCTGCGGCGCTTCCTGACGACCGTACCATCCCACTGGCAGAGCTGGGCTATTCGAGCCCTTCTCCGTGGACCTCGTGGGTGCGCGAGGAGTGGAATCCTAAGCTGCAGGACAAGCTAGGCATTACTGAGTACTACCGTATGAAGCGGCTCGACGGCATCATCCGCGGGTCCCTGCGTGTGTTCAAGACGCCAGTACTTTCGGCTCACTGGTTCATGAAGCCCGGATCGGACTCTACGCGCGACAAGAACGTAGCTCAGTGGACCCAGGACAATTTGTATAACATGTCCTCCTCTTGGAGTCGTACTCTCGAGGACATTCTCCTCATGTGTGAGTACGGCTACATGGTGATGGAGAAGGTGTACCAGCTCAGTCCTGATGGGAAGATCACGCTGAGGAAGTTGGCCCCTCGCCACCCGGCCGACATCCAGGAGTTCCTGTACGATATCAATGGTGGCCCCAAGGGCATCCGTATGGAACCTCAGACGCTCGATACGGCTATGAACACTACAGCACCGCTAACGCCACTGAATCCTTCTGAGCCGCAGGGCGTAGTGATCCCCATCGAGAAGCTGGCAGTGTTCTCCTTGGAGGCTGAAGCGGGTGACATGCGAGGCATCTCAGCCCTTCGGTCGGCGTTCAAGCACTACACGTACAAGGACACGCTATACAAGATCGACGCCATTCAGAAGGAGCGTCACGGTATTGGTGTGCCTGTGATCAAGATGCCTCCTGGATGGAAGGCTGCCGACAAGAAGCTGGCTGAGCAGATTGGTCGGAACCTCCGTACCAATGAGCGCTCCCATATCGTACTGCCGCCCAACTGGGAGATCATGTTCGCCAAGCTCGAGGGGCAGCCGGTTGACTGTATGAAGTCGATTGACCACCACAACGAGATGATCATGGTGAACGTCCTTGCAGGCTTTCTTACGTCTACGAATACTAAGAAGGAAAGCCTCGAGACGTTCTACAAGGCAACGCGATATGTTGCTGAGACGGTCGCGGATACCATGAATCGCTACGTCATCGAGCCGCTGGTGGAGATCAACTACTCTAGGGTCAAAGCTCCTTGCCTGAAGGTGCGGCGTATCGGCGAGTGGGAGGACGCACGTACGCAGTCGTTCACTCTTCGCAACTACGTTGGAGCTAGTTTGATCCGTCCCGACGACACGCTGGAGAAGTACCTGCGTGAAGAGAACGACCTCCCTGACATTGACTATGATACCCGTCAGGAAGTTATTGCGCCGCAGGATCCGAACCAGATGGATCCTAATGCTGTACCTGCGAATGCGTCTAGCAATAATGTACAGCCTGCTGGGCCTCCTCGGGTCGGTCCGCCACGACAGCCGAAGCCATCACCTGGATCTCCTAAGGCTAACGCTGGCCGTGATCAGTCGGGAGGTAAGTGATGGCTACGCCGACACTCGTAACGGTCGAAGGGTCACTCAACCCTGTTCTAGGTGCGGAGAAGATTACCTTCAGGATCCCGACGCTACTCAGGTACTCGGCTGGTCCTGATGTTATCCTGCCGGGCGACCAGCTGTCAACTGCTGTAGCTGTCAACGGTACGTTTACGCTACCTGTGTACGGTACGAACGATCCCGCGTGGAGTCCGGCGAACTGGAACTACACAGTACTTATCGAGGGTGATAACCTACACATTGAGTACAGTGCGCAGGTACCTTATAATGCTGGAACAATAGATTTTCCGTCGATTCTCCCTGCACAGAGTGCATCTCTGGGTACGCTCTACGCTGCCTACAGCCACGGGCACCACTTCCTGGTTCTTAACGTTGGTGATCCTGTGCCTGTTGATACCCCTCCCGGTACTGTTATCATTCGCATCTAAGGAGACTAGATGTCCGTCGTTGCTAGCGATATGAAGATTCGCTACAGTACTACTTCAGGTTCTGCGGGTAACAGTACGGCAGGTACTGCGGCAGGCTCGCTAGGCAAGTACATGTCCACAACTGATGCTTCGGGTGCGGCCAACGTCTTCTTCGACGATGTAAGCTCGTCCGAGGCATCGGCCGGAGATACTGAGTACCGCTGCGTGTTCGTGTACAACTCGCACTCGACTGACTCAGCATTGAACGTCACCGCACAGATCGTATCGGAGGTCGGTGGTGGCGGATCTACTCAGGCGGCACTAGACAACATTGCCACTTCCTCCGCTGGTTCAGCGTCCGCACAGGCTGCGCAGATTGCCAACGAGGACACTGCTCCGTCTGGCGTGGGTACCTTTGGTACTAGCTCACTGAGCATTGGAACTCTGACTGCCGGGCAGTGTAAGGCTGTCTGGCTGAAGCGTACCGTTTCTGCCTCTACTGCTGCGATGACTGGCGACGGCTTCACCCTCCGAGTTACCTTCGACGGCTAATATGACAACGCTCTTCGGTGGTGCGACTCCTGCAGGTAGCCAGTTCACCGATGGGTCGCCCGGCATCCACGTTTGTACTACGTTCACCTTCCACAACTCTGGCGTCGGAGTAGCTGGGCAGGTTACTGAGGTCTGGTTCTATGTCGGCTCAAACACTGGTGGTACGTGGACAGTTGTCGGCTGGGAGGTTACTGCTGCCGACCCGAGCGGTACAGGAACGTTAGTAGCGAACCAGGCGTTCTCAGGAACGCCAACAGCGAACGCCTGGAATAAGGTTACGCTTAGCTCGCCGGTGACCATCCCTGCGAACTACAATCGTCGGTGGCGCTTCGGTGTCCACAACGACCAGAACTATTGGGTCAACAACAACTTCTTCAACGTACACGACGAGACCAACGCACCGATTACAGCGTATCGCGATAACGACACCACTAGTACGATAGGTCGAATTGATCAGGGTACGTTTGCTGTTACCTCTACGGTGACAACGTACCCTGCCTCAACGGGCAACAAGGCCAACTATGGCATTGACGTTACCTTCGTAGCTGGCTCTAGTGTCACCAAGGATACGACCGAGTCGTATCGCATCTTCAACTCAGTAACTAAGGACACAACTGAGAGCTACCGTGTTCTGAACTCGGTAACAAAGAACCAGGCCGAGTTCTATCGGGTCTTGAACTCCGTTACCAAGGACACTACGGAGACCTACCGCGTCCTCAATAGTGTTACCAAGAACCTGACTGAATCCTATCGTGTCCTCAATGCACTGACTAAGGACGCTGTAGAGTCTTACCGTGTACTGAATGTAGTCACTAAGGACACGGTTGAGACGTATCGTATCCTGAACTCGGTCTCTAAGGATACTGCTGAGTCTTACCGTATTCTCAATAACTCTACCAAGGATGTGGCCGAGACCTACCGCGTCTTCAACAGCGTCACCAAAGACGTAGTAGAGTCCTACAACATCCTTAGTGGTACTGCTCAGCAGAAGGATACCACCGAACGGTATCGCGTCTTCAATTCGGTCACTAAGAATCAGGCAGAGCTCTACCGTGTCTACAATGTAGTTACCAAGAACATTGTAGAATCGTATCGGATCTTCAACGCTGGAACGATAACTGTGAGCGTGTGGAGTTCTGATCTTGTGGAAGTCCCGGCGACCGTTCAGGGTTTGTGGAACGGTACTACGGTAGTTCCCTGTACGCTCGAAGTGGTCTAACAAATTCCCACTTTGACGTACTTGACCTCATAGCGAGGACTGTGATATAATATGACCAGAGTACGGGCCGGGAGGGAGGGCAAATGGCACGCTTTGGCTATTATGTAGACCTTCGCGGTCTGACTTTTGATGAGCACTCTAATAACCCTCGGTCGTGGGTTATGGCCGCACGTGCGAAGGAGTACCTTCACCCTTCGTATGGCAAGCTGAGCTTCACTCCTGAGCGTCTGCGCCGCTTTGCCGATAGTGTGAGGAACAAGATTCGCGGCATCGAGCTTGACATCGACTACGACCATAAGGCCGATCCTACCAAGGGTAATGAGGCCGCTGGCTGGGTCAAGGATGCTAAGCTCGAAGGCGATGCGCTCATGCTGCTAGTCGAGTGGACTAAGTCAGCCGCGTCCAAGATCAAGGAAGGTGCTTACCGTTACTTCAGTCCAGAGTTCCAGGATGAGTGGACTGATGCTACTGGCATTAAGCACCAGGATGTTCTCTTCGGTGGCGGCCTTACTAACCGACCGTTCCTGAAGGATCTACTTCCGGTCAACCTGAGCGAGCTCACGTTCGCGGAAACGAAGAATGAAGGGAAGGGCATGGATCTGTCGAAGCTTCGCCAGCTCTACGGCCTGCCTGAGGACGGCTCGCAGGATGACCAGATCCTGGTGCGTGCTCAGGAGGACCGTACGGCTGCGACGAACAAGGGTGGTACTCCGCCCGATCGTACGGGTACGACTCATGCACCGAACAACAGTGCTGGCGATACGCAGGAGAAGCTCGATGGGCAGACCTACGACGCCACCACTGCTGGTGCCGTGAACCCCGACGGTACGGCTCGTACGCCCGACCAGTTCGAACTCTCGGAGCTCGCTAAGAAGAGCCCGGCAATCGCGCTCCTCCTCGCCGAGCGTCAGGAGACCCAGAAGCGTCTGACCGAGCTCGAGCAGGCGAACAAGCTCTCCGAGATCAAGGTCAAGCTCAACGAGTACCGCACCGGTGACAAGGTGGTCGCCCCCGCGATTCTCGATGAGGCGTCGAAGCTGCTGGTGGCACTGCCGGTTCAGCTGCACGAGAAGGTGCACGCCATGCTGGCTGAGGTGCAGAAGCTTGGCGAACGCGGTTCCGTGAAGCTTGGTGAGGTCGGCTACGGCCACTCTCACGCAGGTACCGGCTCGATGAAGCTGGCTGAGGATGCCGTTGAGGAGGCTGCGAAGAAGCTCTTCGAGCAGCACTCCAAGACCGACAAGAACTACTCCATGGCAGATGCGTACGTGGACGCCATGGCAGAGAACCCGAAGCTGTTCAACGAGTACCAGAGCGCGGCGTACGCGTTCAAGGCCTAGAGAGGGGGTAACCAATGAGCGGTCCGAACTACGTTCTCGACAAGGGCTACAACCTCTCCAACTCGGGGGCGGCTCAGTCGATCTACCGGTTCATGAAGTTTGGCTCGACGGAGAACACCGTTCTCCAGACGGCTGCAGTCACCGACAAGGCTCTGGGCGTGTGTCAGCAGCGTGTTGATGCTGCCGACTCGGCCACGGGTAATGTGCAGGTCGACGTTCGCATCCTTGGTATTTCCAAGGTTGAGGTCGGTGCGGCCAACTCGGGCGTCATCGCGCTCGGTGCCTTCGTCGCTCCTGATGCTGTAGGGTGTGCGCAGGTTGCTGCCGCTACTCAGTTCGGCGCCGGCATCGCGCTGCAGGCATCGACCGCTGCAGGTCAGTGGATCGATGTGCTCCTGCTGCCGTTCCTGCGTACCACTGCCATGGGCACGGCGTAAGGGGAGAGTGACTAAATGGCCGTCTTCAACCCCAACGGTGGTGGCAATGTCCACATCGATAAGGTTCTTACCCAGATCTCCGTCGGCTGGCCGAACAACGGCTTCGTAGGAGAGGCGCTCTTCCCCACCGTTCAGGTGAACAAGCAGTCGGATCTCTACTACGTCTACGGACGTGAGGGCTGGCTGCCGGAGCGTGGTGACGAGCGTGCCCCAGGTACCGAGGCGAACGAGATTCCGGGCATGCAGGTTAGCCTGAACCCGTACTACGCCAAGGAGCACGCCCTCCAGATCGCGGTGACGGATGAAGAGCGCGAGAACGCTGACTCGCCGCTGTCGCCCGACCGTGATGGTACGGAGCTAGTGACCTCGAAGATCATGCTGGGTCGTGAGCTGATCTTCCGGAACCTGGCCACCACTGCCGGCAACTACGCCTCAGGTAACTCGGTGACGCTCTCGGGCGTCGACCGTTGGGACTCTGGCGACGCTGCAGGTTCTCACCCGATCCAGGATATCCGCGCAGGCATCACGGCGATTCACGCCAAGCTGTTCATGCGCCCGAACACTGCCGTCATCCCGTGGCCGGTCATGAATGTGCTTCAGGATCACTCAGACTTCCTGAACCGCATCATGTACGCCGAGCGGGCGATCTTCAGCCAGGATCTGCTGTCGTCGATCTTCCAGATCGACAACATTATCGTTCCGGGTGTCGGCTACAACACGGCGGTCAACTACGGTGCGGCGGAGACGCTGGGCTACGTGTGGACCGACGATGTCATCCTGGCTTGGGTGCCGCCTCGTGCAGGCCTCAAGACACCTGCCTTCGGCTACGAGTTCCGCTGGGGCCCGCAGTTCGTCGATCGCTGGCGTGAGGAGAAGCGTGCGTCGGACCTCATCCGTGTTCGTCGTCGGTACGACACCAAGATGATCGCTCTCGATGGCTCCGGCAAGCAGGTCGCAGGTTACCTCATCAAGGATACCCTCGCCAGCATCTAAGGAGGCTAACATGGCGAAGACTTACTACGCTGTCACGAAGATCAAGCACGGTGTGCGTACCGAGGATGGCTCACAGGACGGCAAGTACGAGCAGAAGGTCTTCGAGGTTGGAGACAAGGTCACCGGCCTGTCCGCCAACGACATGAAGTCCCTCTGGCATGCAGGCGCTCTGACTGACCAGGCGCCGGCAGGTCAGGACGAAGACGAGCACACCCAGGGACAGGAGGCTTCTGATGATCAGAAGTCTTCTACCGTCACTCCTGCCAAGAAGGCCACCCCTGCGAAGGTGCAGGACCAGACCAAGTAGTCCGATGAGGAGTAGGCATGGCTAACCTTATTACGCTTCAGGAGGCTCGTGCCTGGGGCGAGAAGACTAAGCTTCAGCCTGCCTTCCAGAGTGGCCTCGACTCTGATCTCCTCACTCAGATCCAGGTCGAGGTGCTCGGCAATGTAGCCGCCGTTGCTGACACCTCGACCTGGATCGATTCTGACACCACTCCGGGTTTGATCAAGACGATTCTGTCCAAGCTCTACGTAGCTTGGCTGATCGATCGGCAGTACTCGGAGGACGAGGAGCTGTCGGCGTACGCTGCACTACTACGCGCTACTGCACTTAGTCTTCAGATGTCAATTGTAAGCTCGGACATCGACCTTCCCGGATCGTCTACGGATGATCCTGGTGATGGTTTGCCTAGTAGTTATCCGACAGATACTACTACGGACAGTGCAGGCAATCCGTACGGACCCTACTTCACCATGGACAAGGTCTTCTGAGAGGCGGTTAGTATGGCGGGACTCGGAGACCTGCTAGCTGCCTCTCAGATGGCAGCAGCAGTAGACATGCTACGATTCGACTACCAGATCACGGCGTTCGAGTTCAAGCCGTCTCTGGGCCTAGTAGCTAAGCGCTTGCAGGCACTTGGTGATGAATTCCAGGACATGCATGATCCCTTGGAGCGTAGCATCAAGGATGTCATGACGATCTCTATCCTAGAGAACTTCATATCGGGTGGTCGTCCCTCCTGGGAGGCCTTGAGTCCCAACACGTTGCAGAAACGTGAGAAGGATGGGTCGGGCGCTATGATCCTGGTCCGTTCTGGTGCTCTGGCTGACGTGGCGTCCTCGGTAGGGATTTGGTCCATCGGTAAGGCCACTGCTACGATTCGTGACCTGCCTGGCAAGGTGTGGTACGGAAAGGTCCACCAAGCTGGTCAGTCTGGGAACGAGTTCTCCGGCGGAAACTGGTTTGACAAGTACAAGAAGGCAGCACGTAAGGCGGCAGGTCCTGAAGAGGATGACGAAGAGGTCACCAAGCTGGCCTACAAGATGTTCGACCAGCGTCTCCTCAAGCACGGTCCTGCACCTCGTTCTACTCCGGCCATTCCTGCGCGACCCTTCGCAGTGTTCCAGGACGAAGATATCGATGCGATCCAGCTGATCTTCATTGAGTGGATCGAAGAGAAGATCCGTGAGGCCGGCCTGCGATGACTCCTGCTAAGTTCCCATCCGAGGTCGCACAGCGTATCTTAGCACTGCTCAACGATAGCGCCGTCACACTATTCGGCAATGACTACCAAGTCCTCTACGGCGATCAGAGTCGAATAGGTATTACACCTACTGTCTGCGTAGAAGCTGGCGGTACTGGTCGTGACCTAGCCGGCGTACCCAGTCGCGTGGAGAACATACACGTCTGCTACATCATTATCTACTGGGCAAAGGTAGATAGTAACCAGCAGACTAAGTTGGACAGTGAGCGTTGTGGGGAAGCGGTAGTCGCACTTCTAGACCAGAACCTCACGCTAGAACGTAATGGCGATGGCGGTATCGTTATCCACGGCTTCGTGACTAGCATCGAGCCAGGATATCGGGCCAGAGGCCAACAGAACGCCAGCAATCTATACTACGCCGTCCGCCTAACGTGGACAGGTAAGACGAAGACGATGTTGGGGGCTTGATGCTCTACAAAGTGACAAACAAGGGTCCGGCTCGCACCGTCGACTTCCTCGGCGTGTTCGCGGAGGGTGAGACTAAGGAACTGACCCAAGCTGAGATCGACCACTACCAGGACCGCCTGGGCGTGCCTGTCTTCTCGTCCATCCTCGTCGATGAGAACGAGTTCGATGTCGAGGTCATCACCAAGGGCGAAGGGAACTAGGCATGGCATACGGAATTGGTGCCGGCGGTATCTTGGGCATTGCCCTCGAAACCGTCTCCGGAACGTACGTGGCCCCTACGAAGTACGTACCATTCAATAGTGAGAGTCTGGTATGGCAGCAGGAGACGAACTTCCGCCGGGCCATTCGTAACAGTCCCGACGTGACGTTCGCAGTGCCTGGCAATGCACACGTCGAAGGTGACGTCGAGATGGATGCCTTCGATGACATTCTGCCGTACTTTATGACCGCATCTCGTATGGATGTCGTGAAGACTGGTGCAGGGCCGAACTACACCTATACCGGTACCCCGAATGCCAACGCAGTACCCGCGAAGACAATGTCACTTACTGTCGTTCGCAACGGTGTTGCATTCGGCTACACCGGTGCCACTGTTGGCTCGTACACGTTCGGCATCGACGATGGTACGCTTACGTATACCGCCAGCATCATGGCGAACGACGAAGCTAGTCAGTCCGTACCTACTCCCACTTGGCCCACTACAACGCCTTTCGGTATGGGTCAGTACGACATCCAGATTCCTACCTCCTCGTCGGTCACTGATACTGACACCTTCGAGTTCCAGGTCGAGGATAATGCTGAGCCGGAGTACCGCCTGAAGTCGACTGGTCGAGGTGCGAACTTCATCAAGCTCGGCGAGCGCGAGGTCACTCTCCATGTCGAGCGTGACTTCCAGAACCGTACTGACTACGATGCCTTCAAGGCAATCACGGCCCAGTCTATCACGCTCACGGCCACCAAGGGTGCCAACAACAGTGTGACCATCCTCCTGCCGGTGTCGATCAAGGATACCTACGAAGTCAGCCTCGACGGTCAAGGCGATCTGGTTCGAGGCGTCATCGACTACCAGTGTCTCGTGGGACCCTCGACCGCTGCGTACACGCTCACGGTTAAGTCCCAGGAGAACCTCGTCTAGGACAGGTAACGGCGGCCGTGTGGAGTTTGGGAAGCCACACGGCCGCATGTTTAACATGGTTGCTCTTGTGCCTAAGCAAACCCTTTGCGGGTTGCTTTAACAATGTGGTTCAATGTATAATAAAGCATCAGGGTCCAGAGGGAGGACAAATGCCTGTTGCAGTAGCTGTGGATGAACTCCACAGGGAAGAGCTCAAGAGTCTCGAGGGTGGCTACGTTGTCATCCGTGAGATGACGTACGGCGAGCGCATTCAACGTTCGAGCCTTACTGGTGCCATGAAGATCCTCAAGGACAACAAGTCCGATTACGCCGGCGAGATTAGTATGGAGACGCAGCGTCTCACGCTTTGGGACTTCGCCAACTTGGTTGTTGAACACAACCTGGAAGATGGCGACGGTCGGACATTGAACTTCAAAAACGAGGCGGATGTACGTAAGCTCAGCTCCCGCATCGGTGACGAAGTTGGCACACTCATCGACAAGTGGAATAGCTTCTCTGACGAGGGAAACTAATCCCGCGGCTACGTGCAAGCGTTCTCACTAGTCGCAAACCTGAAGATGATGTGGTAGAGGTCCTGAACCTCTACCATATGTGCAAGACGTTCCGACAGTTGCCTAGGCCTGGCGGTGTGCTAGACCAGCCTTGGAAGATCATGTTGCTGTTCCAAGCTATTGACCAGGCAGAGTCTGAGCGGGAAAGTCGCGAGGCTAAGCGGAGGGCGGCATCGAATGCCAGCAACGGTTCGTGATATTCTCCTTATGATTCGTGCTAAGGAGGATGCTACCAGGACCCTGAACAAGGTATCAGGGGCTATGCGTAGCACGAGTGCTGCTGCTGATGCTGCCTCCGCTAAGGCCCGGGCGGCAGCGCTTCGCGCACAGGCCGATCAGGCTAGGCTTGCTGGGGCCACTAAGCAGCAAGTTGCTGCGATCCGCTCTCAAGCTCAGGCCTACGATAACCAGGCGCGAAGCATTGAGGAAGCGCATAAGCGTAGTAAGTCGTTCTCCAGTACGCTGCAAGATACTGGTCATGTCATGGAGACCGTTGGTATCGCCATGATGGCCGGCGGTGCTGCTGTAGCATATGGCTTGAAGCAGGCTATCGACGTTGCTGCGGCGTGGGACAGGCAGGTTCGACTTACCTTTACTCAGGTCGACAAGAAGTACAAGCCAAGTCTGCAGCAGCTGTCGGACATCGGTCTACGTGTGTCCAAGGACATTGCGGTACCGTTCGAAAGTGTACAGGATGCCCTGTTCGACGTCTTCTCGTCGACTGAGGCGAACATGCCTCAGGCGGAGGCACTACTTAAGTCCTTTGCCAAGGCAGCCGTAGCCGGTCAGACGGATATTCAGACCGCATCGCGTGCTACGATTGGTCTGATGAACGCCTTCAAGCTTCCCTTCTCGGACGTTAACAAGTTGCTGGACATTCAGTTCCAGCTGGTCCAGGAAGGTGTTGGTACCTACGAGGAGTGGGCTAACCGAATCGGTCTTGTGTCTCCGTCGGCCGTTCGCGCCGGTCAGTCTATCGATATGATGGCCGCTGCACTGTCGACGGCTACGCGACTTGGTATGAATGCTGCTAGAGCTTCGACTTCGGTCGCTCGCGCATTCGATGCCATGTCGAATCCTAAGACCGAGAAGGCCCTCAAGCGTATCGGTGTCGCTTCTCGTGACGCTAAGGGCAACTTCCGTCCCATGGTGGACGTGCTCGCAGATTGGAAGAGGGAGCTCGACAAGCTTCCGGAGAAGGATAAGGTTGCACAGATCCTTGACGTGCTTAAGGGTGCAGGAGGCACCATTGAGGCTCGACGGTTCCTGCAGCAGGTCCTTATGTCTAAGGGTGGTCTCGAGCTCTTCCAGGCACAGGTTAAGGAGTTCGCTACTGACAAGGGTGCGTTCACCAGTGCCTACAATGACATGGCCAACTCCGTTGCATCCAAGACGGTGTTGCTACACAACGCCTGGATGCAACTTAAGTTGGGCATCGGGCAGGCGCTATTGCCCTTGTTCTCGCAGTTGGTAGGATGGCTACAGCGTTTGGCGAATTGGTTCAACGCGCTGCCGCCTTCCACCAAGGAAACGATTGCTAAGTTCGCAGCTCTAGGTTCTGTGCTCCTAGTCGTCGGCGGCGCTGTAACTTTCATAGCAGGTCTTCTCGCTAGTCTAGCAGGCATCCTTGCTGCTGCTGGACCTGCATTGGGTCCCATGATTGGTGGCATGGCTGCTGCTGCCGGTGGTGCCACGTTGCTCGTAGCTGCGCTAGCAGGATTGGGTGCCGCTCTCTACTTGGCGTGGCAGAAGAGTGCTGCCTTCCGCCTTGCACTAACTTCGATCTGGGAACTCGTTGTTGCTGCAGGCAATGTGATTAAGGGCTTCGCCCAAACGGTTTGGCAGTCGTTCTCCAGCACAGTTCTCCCTGCGCTTCAGGCACTCTGGGTACAGATTCAGTCCAATGTACTTCCAGTAATTACGCAGCTGGCAGTTTGGGCTAAGGAGAATCTGCTTCCGATCCTCCAGCAGGTAGGCAACTTTATTCAGGGGCAGCTGAAGGTAGCGTTCCAGAACATTGCGGATGCAATTCAGTCGCAGCTTATCCCAGCTATCCAGGACCTCAATGGTTGGTGGCAGCAGAACAAAGACGTCATCCTGCCTGTCGTTAAGGCCTTGGGTGTTGTAGGTGGTGTAATTATGGGCATTGCACTGAGCATGATACCCACCTTCATCAATGCTATTGCGGCTCTCATAGGTGTCTTCCGAGTCGTTGTGAAGGTTGCCATTACTGTCTGGAATGCTATTCGCAGTGTGGTTACGAATACGATCGCCTCGGGCAAGATGGCAATCAGCGCCTTCATAAACCTTATGAAGACGTTGGCATCAGCCTCTCGGAGTGTTTGGAACACTGTTAAGGGAGTCTTTACTGCCGGCATCAATGGTATCAAGGCTGCCTTCAGTGGTGCAGGGTCGTGGCTACTCTCGGCTGGTAAGGATATCGTTCAGGGTCTTATTAACGGCATCCGCGGTAGGATTGGTGCTGCAGCTTCTGAGGCTGCTAGTCTGGCGAAGAGTGTACTGGGTTCCGCTATGCGTGCTCTGGGTGTGCACTCGCCATCTACCAAGTTCAAGGCTATTGGTATGGACGTGGTTCGTGGTCTGACTGAGGGCATCAAGAACGCTACGACACAGCGTCAGCTCATGAACGCTATGTACAAGGTCACACGTGACGTGCAGCGCAGTATTAGTGCTGCCGATATTAGTACTGCCGCCAAGCGTTCGATGATGGCGAAGTGGAATACTCGCCTTGCTACAACTACTGCGAAGCTGAATGCCCTAGAGGGTAAGCGTGTAGCTCTCCAGAATAGACTTGCTGCTGCGCAGAAGAGTGTTAACGATCAGATTAAGGTACGTGATGAGCTCTCCGGCAAGATTAGTGATGCTCTTGCCAAGAGTGCAGATCTGTCTTCCCTGACCGACGAACAGAAGGTCTCGTCGAAGACTATGATCGATGCACTCAATCAGCGCCTAGCAGATGTCAAGAAGTTCCAGGCGAACTTGCGTGATCTTGCTAAGCGTGGGCTCGATAAGGAAACCATCGCAGATCTGGCTTCACAGGGTGTTGATGCTGCAGGTGCTCTGGTGTCGACGCTGGCTGCAGGTAGCAACACTGACATCCGGATCATTACTGACTTGCAGAGGCAGATTAGGGCGATCGCTGGACAGACAGGTAAGAACGTAGCTGGTGATCTCTACAACGCCGGCATCAAGGCGGGGCAGGGTCTCATTAAGGGTCTGCAGAGTCAGATCGGTGCCATTACCAAGCAGATGGCTGCCATAGCTACGGCACTTGTGAAGCAGATCAAGAAGGAACTTGGCATTAAGAGTCCTTCTCGTGTCTTCCAGGAGATTGGTGTTAACACTGCACGTGGCTACATCAACGGCTACGTGGACAAGATCAACCGTGAACGTAGCAACATGGCAAACGCGACCATGTTCTCCCCAAACTCCACACGGGCGGGGTTCGGTTCCTCCAGCATGGCCGGTGCTACGTATCAGCGTAACTACGACCAGAAGATTACCATCAACACACAAGAGCTCGATCCGCGTAAGCAGGCGGCCGCATTGGGTTGGGAGCTGCAAGGGAGGCTGCCGTAGTGGATACGTTTTCGTACCAGCTGGGTGATACGGGTGTTATCCTTAACCCAAATGACCAGACACTGCCCTTCGTGGACATCACTGAGGTACAGGGTCTAGATAGTCCTGACTTCCGTGCAACTGAGCGTGACCACGAAGGTACCGACGGTGGCTTCTTGGATGCCGAGTTCGAGAAGATGCGTACGATAGTCCTGCAGGGGCAAGTGATTGGTGACGTCTCTACTGTCGAGACGTTTATGGATCAACTGAAGTCTGATTGGTCTCCTCGACGTACCACTATTCCCTTCAGGTACGCTCACCCTGGTGTAGCTCAGAGGGTTGTGTTCGTCAAGCCTTTGGGTGTGCGCTATAGTGTGAACCAGCTCCGCCGTACTGGATGTGCTGATGTACAGTTTACGTGTCAGGCGGAGGACCCTCGCATCTACGACGATGCAGTAGTTACGGTGTCACTGATACTAGGTGTCCCCCTTACTACTGGCTTTGCCTTCAACTTGGGTTTCCCGTTCGGCTACGGTGCTCCAGCTAGTCCTGACGGCGTTACTGTTACCAATTACGGTAATAGGCCCGCGCCTGCAACTATCACGATACCTGGACCCGTAACTAATCCTGTGATCTATAACGACACGACCAGCAACGTACTCTCGTTCAGTATAGACGTTGCTAGCGGTGACTACCTTGTAGTAGATCTGGGCAACAGGACAGTCAAGCTAAATGGTTCTGTCTCGCGTCGTGGTGCACTACTCGAGCCTGATTGGTTCATGTTGGAAGTAGGTAGCAACTTCATCCGCTACCGAGCAGAAGCTGGAGGATCTAACCCTGCCAGCATTGCCTACCGAAATGCCTGGAGGTAGTTATGGCAGTCGTTAACCCTCCCGCCTTCCTGCAGAATGCAGGTGCTACACATACTGCCGAGGTCACCAGGAATGCCTTTGCAGGCATTGCAGGTATAGCTAGGGCTGCTAGCTCGCTGGTCCCTCGACCCGGCGTCCTACTTGCCTTTGGTAGTGCACTGACTGTGACGCAGCAGGGTGCACCTGCGATGGGAATTACCGTCGGTACTGGCATTGGCTACGTTGCAGGCACTGAGGGTACTACGCAGGGTATGTACGCCTGCGTCAATGCTACCTCTACCAACGTCGCCGTTACAGCCTCTCATGCATCCCTAAACCGTATCGACCTTGTTGTCTTTAGGGTTTATGACACTCAGTATAGTGGCGCGTTGAACCAGTGTGCCCTGGAAGTTATTGCCGGTACGCCTGCAGCTTCCCCTGCAGCACCTGCCATACCCAACAACTCTCTGCCTTTGGCAACTGTTGCCGTAAATGCAAGTGTGACCACTATCGTCAACGCCAACATTACTGATATTCGTCCATACATGCCTATTGGCGTGATGCCTGTACGGGTCTTCAGTGATCTACCTTCAGCCGGCGTAGCTGATGGTACCTTGGCCTACGTACAGGGTGAAGATACTCTGTACACCTACAACGGCAGCGCCTGGACGCGTGACTACCGTCGAGGCACTCCTGTAGGCTATGTCGTGTCCACGTCTGCTACGGGTGCTATCGGTACCTCTAGCACTGTCTTCTTGTCGGTGCCCTCAGCTACCTACAAGGCGAACACTGCCTACAAGATCAGTATCGAGTGCGGCTGGGTTATGTCGGCTACAACTAACTTTCCAGTCGTAATTGTCAAGAAGACTGACGCGGCAGGCGCGACGTTAGTCGACTTCGCATGCCGTCCGACTAACGGGACTGCGGCTGTAGCCATTGGCGATGAGATGTCTCGCATCTTCACTGTTGGCGGTTCAGACGTAACTGCGGTGATTGCCTGTACTGTCAGTACTCTTGCTGGTACTGTAACAGTTTCTGCAGCTTCGACACGTCCTCGAGTCTGTCACATTGAGGAGTTCGGTCGAGCTGCTGACTACCCCACCCATCCTGTTCTATCGTAAGGAGGTGAACAATGAGTAACTGGGTTGTTATTCCCTGTCTCTTGAGTCTACGTGAGGAGTTCAATCGTCTCAATCCCAACCGTGACAAGGGTGCCGATGGTACTATCGGTGACACGTCGCACACGTCCTCGTCGGACCACACGCCCGACGAGGACTCGGACGTCCTGCGCAGCAAGGACCCTGATTCCGTCAACGAGGTCCATGCTCTGGATGTGGACTCGACGGGTCCTTGGCCTGGCACTACCTTCGACAAGCTTGTGAAGGAGGTTATCGCAGGCGAGAAGGCTAAGTGGTTGGATGCCAATGACAAGTGTCGTCTGAACTATGTCATTTGGAACCACTACATCTACGACAAGGACAACAACTTCAACCCGGAGTGGTACGACGCTACTTCGGATCCTCACACTACCCACGCACACTTCAGTGCGCGGTACGAAGCTAGCTGCGAGGCGGACACGCGTCCGTTCCTCGCCACGAAGGAGGATGACGTGACTAAGGACGAGTTCATGGCGTGGATGAAGGAATTCCATGCTAAGACCAACGAGGGCTTCGCCACCTGGATAGCTGACGGACTCGGCGGCGCCAACAACGCCTACGCAGTACTGCGCGACACGTCGGGACGCACTAAGGTGACGCTGGATGGTCTGAACGAAGTGAAGGCTACGCTGGCACAGATCCAGGCTGTAGTAAACGACATTCAGACTTCAGTCGATGCCCACATCGCCGGACTGGTGGAGGGAAAGTGAGCGACGACCAGACCGACCGTAGCCTGCCTGACTACAACGGTCCGTATGAAGAGCGCAACGGTAAGGACGCGTATGGGCACCCCGTGAACTCTTTCGGTCGCTGCGAAGGCCTGAACGCTCAGCCTCCGACGTGCCCGCCTGACGACGAGGAGTAACAATGTCGAGCGCCGTGCGCTACGTATTCATCGACGCACTGTCGGGGACTATCATCGAGGAGATCCCTCTGCGCAGTGTTACGATCAACCAGACGCTTAGTGGCGGCGAGTTGCGTGCGACGTTCGACTTGGACATCAGCGGCCTTTCCAATGACCAGCTCGTCTCAGCTACCATTCCTGGCAAGTGCTTAGTGGTGGCCGAAACTGACTCAGTGGTGATCTGGGGCGGGCTGGTTTGGACTAGAACATATCAGAGTCAGGCTAAGGTAGTACAGCTGTATGCGAAGACGCTAGATCAGTACGCCACAAAGCGTGTCATAGAGATTAGCAGGTCTTTCACATCTACCGATCCTCGCAACATTATGCTTCAGTTGTACCAGGACATGCAGAGTGATCCCAACACGATCCAGATCACCTTGCCTAGTACCTTTCCTACCGCAAACGCGATTGACTTTGAAGTCGATGCCAGTGAGCTGAAGTCCTACCGGTCGGCCATGGATCAGCTATCTACTCAGGCTGTCGGGTTCGAGTGGACAATCGACTGGACTCGAATGGGTAACACGTACGACAAGGCCCTACGCATTGGCATGCCGTTGGGCAGTCTGCAAAGTGATACTAACCCTATCTTTGAGTATCCAGGTAACATCCTAAACTACTGGCGCAACGACACCATTGGTTCAGGTGGTACTAACATCTATGGGGTCGGTGCCGGCGAGGGCAGCTCCATGGCTGTAGTGGAAGTTGTTCATCAAGACCTGCTGGACGCCCGCTTCCCTCGACTCGATGCTACCTACTCCTTCAAGGACATCGAGGACTTGGATACGCTAACAGAACTTACTCAGACGCAGGCACAGATAGGTAAGGCGCCCCAACCGATCTACACGGTACAAATGAAGGGCGATCGTGAGCCTGCCTTCGGTGACTACGGATTGGGCGACTACTGTAAGCTAGTGTTCAAGGATCCACTTCATCCCGATCCTGGAACTACCTTCCCTACTCGCATCCTTGGGTGGGATTACTCGCCGTCGCAGGCAGACGGCGTATCCGAGGTGCAGCTGATGCTTCAGGGAGATGACGACGCAGAATGACAGAGATTCGTCAGCATCGCGAGATGCCTGATCTCCTGAAGCAGATCGAGGAGCTATACAGGCGCGTCGTTGCTCTTGAGCAGGGGAAACGGCTAGGTAACACATCGTTAGACGGTGGTGAACTTAGCATCAGAGGCGGCGACATCGTCGTCAGGAGTTCGGATGATACTCCTGTCACACGCATCGAGCACGGTAATGCACCTCGTATTAGGTTCTATCCCAATGACGGAGTCGACGACCTAGAGTCCACGATCCTTGCCTGGGAGAACCAAGATAACGGTGGCTCTGCCATACAGATGAACGTTCAGCAACCTGACAATGTTCAAGATGGTGGCAAACTGCTACTCATGAACCGTTCACTGTACTTGTCACTACAGCGGAATGCACTGCCCGAGTGCTACATGAGTATCGGGGAAAGCTTCAGCTACCCTGAGCACTTCAGGTTCCGCGGACGCTGGCGCGTGGGCGACCAGTCCGACAGTGACGATGCTATCGTGTTCGGCATTTCCAATGTAGCAGCTGGCTTCGGTGCTGCCAGCTTTAACTTCATACAGGCCTTCGACACTGCACCGTTTATGATGTACAGCATCTTCAGCGCTGTTGGTCCTGTATCTCATAACCTAACTGCCGTCAGCAACACCGGCTTCACTGTAGGCTGGTCAGGCACAACTGCCAAGACCATCTACTGGCAGGCATGGAGGCAGTGATGAAAGTCAAGTTCGAGTCAACTAAGGTAGAAGGTTCAAGTATCCAGGTAGCAGCCACGGTAACCGACGCTTCAAACTCCACACGCCATCTGGTGGTGTTCCCCATCGAGGCTGTGCAGTCGTGGATGGATCGTCTCGCCTGTGATGAGGATGATGCAGTAGCGGCAATGCTGCAGAGTCACTTCCCAGATGCTGAGGTGACTCCCCTAACTGAACCTCTCCTTACCAAGATCCGACAGGAGTACCAGAACTATGTCTCGTTACAACAAGCTGTTCGCCGCGATCCTGGCGGGGTTGGCGGTGGCAGTCCCACTGTTGATCACGGCCCTCAGCGACGACAAGATCACGGCCAGCGAATGGCTAGAGACGCTCGCAGCGTTCCTGCCCGCCGTTTTCGTAGGATTGTCGCCGGCAAACAAGCTGACGACTGGCGATCTGGTCGATCAGGTGAACAAGAATCCTGATCTCGACCTAGTCGCGAAGGTCGGCCTCACCACTACTCCTCTGCCGCGTACGGGAACGACAGAGGGCAGCACTGGAAAGATGACCTTCGACAAGTAAGAGACTCCTGGCCCCCTACCCCTCGCGTCCGCCAACGAGGTCCCTCGGTAGGGGGCCAGGCCTCTACTTACTTCTCGTCGCTGAGTAGTATGGTACCCTCGATGAGTTGGTCAACCATCTGCAGTAGGTTCTTTCGGACCATCTCTCGAGGCGTCAAGGCTGACGCCTCCAACTCGGCCTTGCTGATCCCTCTGGCGATAGAAGCCGTATCACCGCTGGCGTGCTCGATCTTGATAGTCAGTCTCACTTTAGCTTCTTCAGGTAGTAGTCGTTGTTCTCGCGGAACGTCACGTGGTGTAGCCAGTGACGTGTAGCGTCCCGGACGTGACGTTGCTCCTTGCCTGTAACGTAGAGCCCCACACGCTTGAGCTTGTCATCATCCCAGAAGCCTTTGCCCTCTGATGCGGACTGTACGTAGCAGGGCGTCTCTGTCAGGTCACAGTAGAGCTTGCATACGCCAACGAACTCGCCGGTAGAGTAATCAATGTACTCCCGCTCGTGTGCATCCTCCTTCCTGAACTCAAAGGACTCCAGCACCATCTGGTCCGTCTTGGGATTCATCATCTGCATCAGCCAAGTGTAAAGATGCCACAGAGGCTTCTTCACCAGGCCGTCCGAGTAGTCCAGGGTTACTCTGTGCTGACCCTCGTCGTCGATCCAGAAGATGCCTGTGTGCGGTCCGGGGTCGACTGCGTAGATCGCCATCTTACCCTCCTCTCTACTGTATGTAGTGGCTCTCTCGGGCGTGTGGAGTTTGGTCTTGATTCAAACAGTACAGACTTAATACGAACTTGAGGATCTTGCACTAGCACTAACACGTGTGACCTACTAAGTCCTCTAGTCTGTTCTATGGTCTATCTGGTCTGTTTTGTCTTACTGTTCTAGCTGTGCTCTAAGGTCTTTGATTAGCGCTTGCCGGTCTTCGATCTCGGCTTCCAGCTTAGCGATACGTGCATGTATGCTACCCTGTCCAGTAACTACCAGTTCGATGTTGTCTGGCTCCAGGTTCGTCTTGTCGCCATCGGCGAAGACGGCTCGCTCGTTCGCCTTGAGCCTGCGTCCCAGCTTCTCTTCCAGGATCAAGATGTGCTTACCAACCCACTTGCGGTCTTCCGTCTTGACTTGCACGTAGCCAAGTGCGTTAGTGGTTTCGTCCCCTACATTACTCGGCCGGCCGCGCAAAGCGTACCCCCTCATCCTCCAAGGGGCGGTAGACGCTAGCAACTACGTCATCATCCGCATCCCAGAGGAAGTCGGCTAGTGCCTTAACTGCGTAAGTCTTCGCCATGAGCAACGTTGGTGTCTTCCAACCGTCTACGGGGTAGCCGTTAGACTTAACAGGTGTCTTGCACCACTCATCAACAATCTTGACAGCCATCTCTACGGCTTCCTTACGGTTCACTGTAAAGTTCCTTTCTAGTTACAGATCGCCCCATGAGCGACCATAGCTGATGTCCACGTCGAACGGGACGTAGTCTGTTATCTCGGTAGCCGCTTTGACCATCTCAGTTCGTAGCATGTGCGACACCAGTTCCAGTTGTGCTTCAGGTGCCTCGACGACAAGCGCGTCGTGGATGGTAAGTCGAATGAAGCCAATACCTCGCAGCTTAGGACGAAGCCTGACCAGAGCTGTGAGGCAAATGTCCGAAGCGATCGACTGAGGTAGGTATGAAAGGGCTTCCTTGAATACGTCGGACTGTGTCTGAGGGGTAATGAGTGCGAAGCGGCGTCTGCGACCGAAGGGTGATATGAGATCCTCCCCCTGGGAGACACGATTGCGGATCGATTGTTGCCATGCAACAACTGCTGGAATCGTTTCCAAGAACGCATAGTAGTCGCGCTTCGCTTCGTTGACAGGGATCTTGTACTCTGCTGCAATCGAATACGGCTCTCGACCGTATCCAATGCCGTAGAAGTACGCCTTGGTTCGAACACGCTGTTCCTTATTCAGCTGGGTTGGATCGATCTTATAGAGGCCTGCTCCAAGCATGTTGAAGAGGTCGACCTCTGTGTTAGCGAAGATGGAACGAAGGTACTCGTCCTGAGCGAGCCACGTAATAACGCGGCCCTCTGCTTGTTTGTAGTCCGCCTGGATGAGGATGTTTCCAGGCTTGCTTGCAACGAACTGCCTCCGAATATCCTTGTCCCGTACAATGTTTTGTAGGTTCGGATTCCGACTCGCCAAGCGTCCACTCGTGGTGCCGTGGAGTAGGTAGTTGGTAAAGACACGTTGACCGTAGAGCCTCTTACGAATACCCTTGACGAAGGTTCCGTATCTCTTAGCTTCGAAGCGATGCTCCAGTAGTCCGATAGTGAACTTGCCCGCGTATCCTTCTGGGTCCAGTCGATCCTTAAGGCCGCCAAGAACATCCTTGTCGGTCGAGGTAAGGCGGAGGCCTTGGGTTTCGTAGAACTCCTTGACCTGCTTGGGCGAGCGGGGGTTGATTGCTGAGGTTTCTCCCTTAGTAGCTTCAGCAACGATTCTGGATAGGTCATCCTCCATGGCCTCCAGCTTGGCTTCATATGCCCATGACAGTTTGGTGTTGTACTCCACGTCGACCGTAATGCCGTTGAGTTCCAGGAACATCAACTGGTTGGAAGCTGCTACGAGGAAGTCATGCCAGTCGCGGAGGGACTTGACGGGGAGTTCGGGGTAAGGCCAAGCCACATCGTTGACGTCTGCTTCCATCTCGGCTGCAAACATTTCGTAAAGGTCCCAGGTACAGGCCACGTCCAGCGCGTTATACTTGTACAGAATAGGTCGAGGGATCGCTGCATAGGTCCCTCCCCAAGGTACGTACTGCTTGATCTCATCGTCGTACGCTGGCGCACCAAGTCGTTCCACAGCCAGAACTTTGAGTCCATGTCCTCCAGAGCGTTCGTCCAATGCGTAGTGAGCAAGCATAGTATCGAACCACAGTTCCAGTGGCCCGAACAATGGATAAAGCCCGGCAAGGTCAAACTTGCCGTTGTGAGCAATAAGCCGTGACCTGCGAAACAGTTTAAGGAGACGCCCAATGACTTGTGCAAATCCGAGTGCAGCCTCGCCGATGACAGCAGTCTCACCCTTGGCCCAACATAGTCCAATGCAAAGCATCTGGTACATGTTAGGGTGGTCGAAGGCAGTATCCTTCTCGATGCCCACCTCGATGTCGACAACCATCTCGTACCTGCCGGTAGTGTCCTGCCAAAGCATAAGCTTGTCGAGGAAGTCCACTGCCAGCAATGCTTCATCGTAGTAGGCAAAACGTGGCTCCTTCCAGTTACTGAGGTCACGGTTGACCTTCGCGATGTCGGCTACGAGAGTCGGAAACGCATCTGGATTTCGGAGAGTGTAAGCCGGGTGCCACGTCGGCACGATTCTTTCAACAGCACCGTCGCTAAGGCTTCGAGTTGGACGTTTGGGGGGCCCAACTCGAAGCGCGGTAATGGTTCTTGGATCGTCAACGAGAGCTGAAGTTGCTGTCCCGCCGAGTGCAACGACAGTCGATACTCCAGAACGGGCGAGTTCTCCCATGAGGCGTGGTCGACATGCAGCTTGCGCAGACGCAGGAGGAGTCGCATTGTCTGCAGGACGACAAAGGCACACATTCGTGTAGAGAACTTCAGATCGCTGGTAGCCATGGTACTTGAGTACCTCGTCTAGTAGCTTGCCTGATGGTCCCCTGAAGGGCTGACCGTATATCGTCTCCTGGAAACCTGGTGCTTCGCCTACCACTGCAAGACGGGGCACCCCCACTGGGAACAGTGAAGGTGCCGCACGTTCGTCTTTAAGTGGGCAGGCGTCGCAGTTAGCTCCCGGCGCCTTCGGTTCCACTTGCCCACTCCTTGAAGGTGTTGATGTTGTACTCCAGAAGACCTTCGTCTACATTGTGGATGTAGTCGAAGTAATTGTCGGGTCGCTTGATAGGTCGAAGGTCCTCTAGCTTCTCGCCAGCGATAGTGTAGTTGAAGGGCATGCTACTGTCGACGCCACGTACCCATGGGAAGTTCCGTGCGATATAGTATACCTCTCGCGGCCACAGGTAACTGGTACCTAGTAGGTGCACTTCGGCTTCGTTACCGTAGTTGTCCCAGATGTACTGAAGTATCTGTGCTCTAGCCGTCCTACGGTCGACAGTAGCTATCCAATGTCTCGGAATGCCCAACACAGCATCTAGGCTGTGAAGCATGTGTTCGTCGACACACCTATATGCTTCGTCCAGGGTAGTGCCCTGGACGACACGCATATACCTGGTGTGAACTGGAAGGTCCAACCAGGAACTCTGGCCGAAGAATTGCTGGGCTCGCATCATCGTACCCTTGAAGTCACACATCACGTCGGGTACGACTACCTCGTCAGCAGTCATACGTACTGCTGAGGTAACAAGTTGGTGGTCAGTTACTGTCTTACCTTCTGCTGCGCCGTTGTCCATGATGATGTAGTTGTCATCAGACAAGTACCCGTACACGACGAAGTAGTCGTTGTCTTCGATCTGGGCGAGGGCCAAGTGGTAGTCGGACTTCTCTGCCCACTTGTACAGGCCCTTAGGTGAGATAAGAGCAACCCTCATCCTGGCATGCCTCCCTTGAGGAGGTCGCCACCTTTGCCAAGCATTTCCTTGCCGGCAAGTGGTGTGTTGGAAACTGCATCCGTTTGGATCCTAGCTACGCCGTCTCGGACTAGACCGAGCTTGATAAAGGTGTAGCGGGCATAGTTGGCGAAGTCGAGAATCTCCTCCATGGCTGACTCGATTGTATCAACGCCTAGCCACGTACCAGCTCCGTACTTCTCTTCCCCCATCTCGTGACGTTCCAGCGTGCGGGCGTCGAACTCGGCACTAAGTGCGTTGATGCGATCTTCGAGGCTCACTGTGCGACTCCGTTCCTCTTGCGAAATGCCTGGATCCGCGGGTCGAAGCGGTGCGCGTTGTGGTTGCGCTTCTCGTACCAGACCTTCATCCAATCCGTACCATGGAAGTCTGGAAGACCCATCAGGTTGCACAGGTAGATGAGAACGTCGACAATCTCCTCCTCCAGATCAGCCCGCACGGCAGAGAACTCAGTAGTGCCGCGTTCGATCTTCTTGATGATGTTCTGAACTTCGCCGACCTCGCCACCGAGGGCAAGGGCCATGAAGGCCAGCGATTGGGTCTTACCGGGGAACCACCGCTCACTGTCTTTACTGCACTGACGTACCAGGAAGCTCAGACTATCGTTCCAGTCAGCACGTTCGCCGTCGATCATTTGATCCCCATCAGGAATTCGTGTTTCGCGGTCCGGGAGTGGTCGCTGAAAACCCCATGCGTTTCCACTGTACGCGTAATCGTCCCAGGAGTCTGGACTCCCCTGATCGTCATGCACAGATGCTCTGCCTCCATTACTACGATGACACCCTTCGGGTTCAGTTCATCGTCCAGAAATTCAGCAACCTGCTGGGTGAGCCTCTCCTGGACTTGAAGTCGTCGGGCGAAGTGATGAACAACGCGGGCGAACTTACTGAGACCTGCTACCTTACCGTCTGGAACGTAGCCGATCCAGGCATGTCCGACGAACGGTACGACGTGATGATTACAGACCGAAGCGAAGGGAATTCGATTGAGGACGACCATCTGGTCGACATCCTCCTTGAACACCTTCCACTTCATGCAATCGCCATTACAGTCCCTGCACTGCGTAAGCTCCTCTAGCATTGACACGAAGCGCTTCGGTGTATCACGACCATGATCAGACGCAACGTCGAGGCCTGCGTGGTACTGCAGGATACCCTCTGCGTCCTCCCAGGTCGTACCGAAGCTGTTGCCAATAGGATACTCCTTTATATCCGTTACAAATTCGGCTGCACCGGACTTGCGTACGGCTGCGAGGAACTCGTCAGTGAGCTTCTCCATGTCAGACTCCAATCGTGTCGGGGTGCCAAATGAATTTATGGGTTTGGACATTGAGACGCCAGGGCAGGTTATCGTTGCGCATGAGGTCGCACAGGATGTCTGTTGACATCCCACCCTCCCATACGACACCGGCGTACACTAGTGGTTCTTCCTCCCGACCCTTGATGTGCTCTTCGTAACGCCGCTTCGCTTCGAGGTAGTCCGTCGAGTCCTTGATCGTGAACTTGATTGCGTCATGGCTCTCAAGGTAGTTCATGTTGTTGCCGAACGTGATGGTGGGCTCATACTCCTCACCACTACCTGGGAGCTTCCAGTCCAGGATGAAGGTATCGATCATGTAGGGTAGGTCGTCACCCCAATCCAGAGCACCATTAGTGAAGCACTCCACCTCAATGGTTTCGCGAGAAGACTTCAGGCCACTGATGAACTGACCTAGGTCTGCTTTGTTCTGCAGGAAGACCTCACCACCAGTGAGGCAGATGTTGTCAGTATCGAAGGTGAGGACGTGGTCGGCCAACTGGGTTGGGTCCCAAGACTTTTGGAGAGGAATGAACTTCTTCGGATCGATAGCGTGCTGCGTGTCACAGGGCCAGCCAGGGCACTTGAAGTTACAGCCGGCGAAGCGAACGAATACGGTTGGCTTAGAAGTGTTCGGCCCCTCTCCTTGGTAGCTGAAGTAGGTCTCAACAACCCTTAACATTACTTCTTGCCCTTCTTTGGATTCTTGGCCTTAACCATCTTCTTGTCTCCGTACTTAGGATTCTGTGCCTGCATAGGCGGTGTCTTGGCCTTAGCCGCCTTCTCGCCCCGATCTGACCGACCGCGGAATACACTATCGAAGAATCCCATCAGTGTACTACCTTTGCGCCAGTACCAGTCCACATCACGCGAACGCAGGCACCGTTGGTCTTGGTCTCTTCGATCGAACAGAGCACGTCGCACTGGAACGTAGCAGCCGACCACTCACCGATCCACTTGGCGAGATTCTCCACCGTAGGCTCTCCCGGAACCGTCGTCAGTCCCGGCAGCGTGGTCGGTAGTCCAAAGGACTCAACGTCGCCATCAGTCGTATCAGCTACGATAGCCACCCTACCTGCGAAGGGGTCAGTCTCGTTCAGAACAAGGTGGTGGTCGTACATGTTGTCGATGTGGTCACGGAACTTCCGCTTCATGGAGCCGAACTCCATCGTCTGACCAAAACGCGTCTTGCACATACCGGTCTCAGGATCCTGTTCCAGGTTCTCGAATGCCAGTTCGACCTGCATCCCATGACCGTGAATCTGCTTGCACTTCGTAGTGTCCCTAGACAGTCTGTGGGCGATCTCCATGTTGTGTCGGATCTTAAGCCACATACTACTTACCCTCCTGAACGAATCGTACAGCTTCTCTCGCAGTGGTCTTGAAGTCCTCAGAGCCACGCAGCTCCAAGAACGCCGGATTCTGCAACATAGCTTTGACAATCTCAAGACGAATTTCGGTGGGGGTTAGCTTTCGAGTGTTAACATTTTCTTGCATCAGGTAACCTCGGCCGTGTGGAGTTTGGATGATTAAGTCTTCCCTTGTTAAACACGGGCGCGCGTAGCCCTTCAAACTCCACACGCCCGTGCTCGTTCACTTCATCTACTTGTTACCCACGGCGATCACCTTCTAGCAGTCGCCTGGACCACCAAAGTAGAACGTGCGGGTAGACGGCGGAGTACCTGGCCAGACCATCGAGTAGCCCGAGTAGGGATCGGGTTGGAGCAGTTGCGTGAGAGAAGTCGTCAGACCTGCACTAGGACCAACCAGTGTGGCCGACGAGACGTACGCAGCTGTAGTGTTGCCCACAGAACCCTGCACGCCCTTACCCATGTCGGTACATGCCAGTCCGGAACCGAAGTTGTCGTCCTC